TTTTCTTCATTGTGTATCATTTATATTTTATTTTAGAACTCATTCTTTTAGGTCATTTCTTATTTTTATAGATTTAAAAGCAACAGTTGATTTCCCAAATATAATATTCGTCTTTTACAAACATTTTTTGTATAATAATTCTGTCCGAATGCTGGTTCAATAAATTATTAAAATTCTTAAAATTCTTCATATAGTCCATTATTTTATATTGTGTTTGTTTATATAAATAATATTTTCTTGTAGTATTCTACTTTATTTTTTTACTTATTAACCAAAAAATAAAATAAGGCACAACTAGAGTTAAAAATATGAATGTAATAATGAAATATTCTCTGTACAAAAAAATTAAGATTTTGCTATCATGTGATTCCCAAGATCCTTTACCAATATGAAGCGCATATATATTTGAATTATCTTTAAGTGAAAGTATATCTATTTTTAGTCCACATGGGTGAAAAAGCTCATATGGATAGTAATCTAAATGATATTTTAATCTATAATCAGCAAAAACACGATTTAAAATACCAGGTCCTGTTGTGAACATAATGGTGAGATGTTTACCGTAATATATCGGAGCTGTTTGGTTTTGTTCCAAATAAATAAAAAGTTTACTCCAAAAAATATGCATAGGTGTTGAATACATTAATGAGTTGGATACGTGAGTGTCTTTATATATTTTATTAGGAGTTTCTACTAAATAGATATCATTTTGGTAATTTTTTACTACTTCATCCCACGGTCTTTTACAAAAATAGTCCATATCAGCGTATAGGCCACCGTATCTATGCAATATAAAATATCTAACAACGTCACATCTCTGTATTTGGTAAGGGTACTTGTTGTACATCTCTTTGTGTTGAGGATAAAAGATTTTTACCAAATCTTTACAACGGGTCAAATCCCAACAAACGTAAGTCCACGATGGATTTTGAATTAACCAACTTTCTCTATATTTTCTCAAATTATCAAATGTTTTCTTAGCTGCTTTTTTATTCGGAATTACACCAAACCATATCTGATGTATAATTTTACCTTTTATTTCAAGTAAATATTTGTCAAAATCAACAAAATCAAGGTTTTCCATTTTAAAGGTGTCTTTTAAAATGTTTAAGTTAAATATGAAAAATGATGTCTTATTTTTTGTATAATGACTAAATAAAATTACAAAATAGATCTTGAATACTTAAATATTATATAATTATACAACTAATGTATGATAAATACATAGTATATAAAATATGGGTCAAACAGCTATTTTGTTTTTAATATTATGAATACTAAAAACAAAATGTAACGTTTGTGAAATTAATTGGTGTAATATCTGGTATATTATTTTCAATGTTTATTGCACAAAATATAGCTACATTTAGTTTATCCATAATAAGACATAAATCAGCCAAAATTCTCTTTTGATTATTAATCTCTAAAAGATTCTGCCGATGACAAAAAATACGTCTGCTTTATTCCATCCAAACTGTGACTTAATTCAGAGTTTTTCTTGTCCTGTCGTATCCAATATTACCTTAATAGGTTCAAACCATATCTAATTCTTCTTCTATTCCTTCAACAAACCTCTTCTTAGACAAAAGAATATTAATTGTGTAAACAGCTGTTATTTCTAAAAAAATCCATTTAATAAGAGCTAAATCTACTTGTGTAATTGATATTAAATTTGTAAAAACAGATCGTAAGTTGTTAAAAGACCAATAAACAGATGCGAGAAGTTGTAGTTCTCTCTTTGATTTAAAATCAGTAATAAGCTTTTTATCTGGATTGTATATGTTAAATCCTAATATAGGCTGTGCAAATTCATTAATCAGCATATCAATAACAGAATTCAAAACGACAATTATTACTAATACTGAATATTTCGCATGTGTATCTATAACAATACCAGCAATTGACAGATGAGTAGATGGACCAAATGAAAACCAACCTTTTTCTTCCGCAAATACAGTTGTGAAAATTAGTGTTATAATCGTTAGCACTGCCGAACCTGCAATACAGAACTTAAGCTGATCCTTTAATTTCATTTAATAGTTTTTATAAGTTACAAGTAATGAATTAAATCTATATTTTTATTCATACTACAAATCAAAAAGAACATAGACAAACTTGTTTTGTAAAAGTATATTTTCAAGGTAAATATATTCATACTATATTGATTAACAATTATTAAACTATATTTGAATATAATTTTTGACAACTTGATTATAGGCTAAAAGTATTTAAAGTTAAATATTATATAATTATACAACTAATGTATGATGAATACATTGAATTATATAACACATACACCAAAAAGTATGGGTCAAAAACAGCTATTTTTTTGATGGTAGGATCATTTTATGAATTATATGACATTATGAATACTGAAACAGGAGAAACAAAATGTAATGTTCGTGAAATTGTTGATATTCTAGGTATACAATTATCTAATAAGAAAAAAGATTTTGGAAAGAATCATGATGCTTTATTTGCAGGGTTTCCAGACTATGTAATGCACAAATGGGCTGGACGCCTAACATCAATTGGGTGGACTGTAATTGTTGTAGATCAAGTAAAGGATTCAAAAGGAAAGGTAAAAGAACGAAAAGTTTCACGTATTTTGTCACCTAGTACTCATATTGAAAATATTCAGAATAATGAAACTCCTTATATTATGACATTTTATTTTCAAGGAGTAACTAATCAAGCACCAAACTTTGGTGCCGCTATTCTAGATTTGTCAACAGGAAAAACTCATACCTATTTAGGAAAAGCAAATGGAAGACCAGATATTTGGACAGCAGATGATTTAATTCAAATGATAAGTGTTTTTCAACCAAAAGAAATCTTGGTTTATTGGAAATCTGATATACCAATCGAAGAAGCATATTTTAAGAGAGTATTTGGTCTTCAAAATACACCAATTCATATTCGTAATCTAGATAAAAATCACACTGATAATTTTTCAATTGAGTTGGTTCGTTCAGAGTATTTAAGAAAAATATACTCTATTAAATCTCTCTTACCGGAAAAGGTGTTTTTAGGATTACGTTCAGATTACGAAGAGTTGGCTTTATTATATTTACTCCAATTTATCGAGGAGCATTATCCTAGTATATTGAAATCATTTCATAGAAACGAACCGTGGATTCCTGATGCAAAATTAATCTGTGGTAATCATGCACTGACACAATTGCAAATGACTGCTATTAATCAAAATGAATGCGTAATTGGTTTGTTTAATGCTGCCATAACGCCTATGGGAAAAAGGGCGATTAAACTCAGACTTTTATCACCCTATTCTCAAGCAAATGAAATTCGTGCAAGACTAAATGAGGTGAAAGAATTGATGGAATGGCCAGAAAATACACAAAAAAAAATAGACAGACAACTTCGATTTATGTGTGATCTTCCCAGACTTCATAGAAAATTACTATGTGGATTAATAACATGCCAAGAAATCTCTAGTCTATTTCAGACATATAACTCAATAGAAAATATTATTCTTCATATTACACCAGACACAATACTAAAACAACCATTTACATTTGAACAATGGACTACATATATCACATCTTTTAAAGAAAATTTTTCAGAAGAAAAGGCAATGCAAGACTCAAATGATATAACAGCTTTTAATACAGAAAAATATACAGAAATAGGAGCCGTTGAAGATAAGATAAAGACAGTTATGAATGATTTCCAATTTCTTATTAAAGAAGTCGCTGTAAACGCAGAAGTAAATGAAGATGCTCTGCGTTTAGAGTCAAGAGAAAAAGAACCATTTGGAATCAAATGTTCAGTTACTACGTTGCGACAATTGAAGAAAAATAGTAAAAAATTACCAGATGGAACTAAAGTAACAGAGTTAAAATCAGGTGGATGGTTTGATTGCAAATTATTGCAAAATCTAAATCAAAAACTGGTTAAACTAAGAGAAGACCTAAAATCCTTAATACATAAATACTTGATTGAAGCATGTTATAATATATCAGAAGCGGGTGAAAAGATTTGGGTTTTAATCGAAGATTGGGTTCAACATATTGATTGCACACAGTGTATTGTAAGAATTTCAAATAAGCTAGGATTTTCTTGTCCAATTATCGAAGAGGTAACAGAAAAATCAGGATCTGGTTTTACAATTACGAACATTCGACATCCTTTGGTTGAAGCTACAGCTTCTCGTGTGTCATACGTAACACATGATGTTTCACTTGGTATGAACGGTATAAATGGTTGGTTAGTCTATGGGATGAACGCAAGCGGAAAATCAACACTGATGAAGGCTACCGGTATTGCAATTCTTCTTGCACAAGCAGGATGTTTTGTTCCAGCAACAGAGATGATATTAAGACCTTTTAAGACTATTTATACAAGAATTTTAAATCAAGACAATTTATTCTCTGGTCTATCATCATTTGCAGTAGAAATGTCTGAGTTAAGAGACATTTTGGTTAATTCAAATCAAAACACATTGGTATTGGGGGATGAATTATGTTCTGGAACTGAATCAACTTCTGCACAAGCATTAGTATCTGCGGGTATTCAATATCTATGCGAAAAAAATGCTAAATTCATTTTTGCTACTCATCTACATGATATTCCAAATGTAATTGATACAAAATCTTTGTGTGTAGAAGTATGGCATCTTCACGTTGATTATGATCCGATTAGTAAAGTTCTCAAATATGATCGAAGTCTGAGAAAAGGTTCAGGATCAAGTTTGTACGGATTAGAGGTTGCAAGAGCTATGGATCTCCCTTTTGCTTTTATTGAGCAAGCTTTAAAAAATAGGCACGTAATTGATGGTTCAACTGATGTTATAAAGGCAAAAAATTCGTCCTGGAATTCTAGCATTATTAGAAAAGAATGTGAAAAATGCGGTGCTCAATTTAGTAAGGAATTGGAAGTTCATCACATCAAAGAAAGGAATTCAGCAGTCAACGGAATTTTAGAAAATGGAACACATATGAATAATATTAGGAACTTGATCGTTGTTTGTCAAAAGTGTCACGATAGCATTCATAGCAATAGTATTGAAATTGGCTCTGTTATACAGACTTCAGAAGGTTCAGTGCGAAGTAATGATGATATTAGCGAAACTAGTTCTCGTTCAAGTGATTCAAAGAGAAATAAAAAGGCAAAATGGTCTGATGAAGAGTTACAAACAATTAACTCAGTTATTCAAAAGTTTAAATCTTCAAGTCTCAAGGCTATAAGAGCATACTTGGAATCAAAACACCAAATTCAAGTGAGCGAAGCTATTTTGAGCAAAATGAGAAAAGGAGAATATTAAAAGTAAAGAGTGTGTTTATATAAAACTCGAATATTAAAATGTGTTTACAAAATTCCAAATATTTATTAATGTTAATAAGTATAATTATTAAATTTCATAATCTGCATGTTAAAATTGTATAACCAAAAGATTATTTTTTAATCCTTTTTCTGATAAAATGTATTATAATACAAATCAAAGTAATAAATAAAATAATACCTACGGTTATTATAATTATTTTTTTGATATTATTTTTATGGTTGTGTAGTTGAATAGTTCTAAGAGAATTATTTTTTTTCTTATTATATTTAAATGGATCATCATTATCATTATCTCCTGGCAAATTAGCTTTTAAATTTTGTGTAAGAATAGTTAACACAGGGTTACTAGGGTCATTGCTAAAATCTATTTCAAATACTAAATCAAATCTGTTATTAGAATTTTGAGGCCATTCTCCTAATTTAGGAGAAACACCTAACCTATTTATTAATGTAGGAATATTATTATGTTCCCAAGCTACTATTATAATATCATTTGGATCACTTTTTGTTAGTATATGATCTGCCATATCTTTACCTTCTGTGTCGCAAAAGTGCTCTTTATTGTTATTGATATTTAATCCATATACAGCAGATGTAGGATTTAAAATTAGACAACATCTATTTGAATTAGAGCATTTTTTAATAGAATCTTTATCATAATCTTTATCATTATCATTTTTTGAAACAGCCGCTAATAATTTTGTAGGGTTTTTGCCTTCTAAAATTATACTCCAATATGAGGTAGTTGTGTGTGCTAATGGTAATGGACATTTGTTATTACAATATACTACTGAAGAAGTCTCACCATCACACGGTCCTGAAATTCCTGCTAAAAGATAAGACCTTTTATAGCCATATGAGTTACATTTTCCATCAGGATCAGGATCCGGTTTATCGCAATGCCTTATTACAAAAACTTTTTTAGGAGGACCAGACATTTATATTTTAAAAAGATTTAACTTTAATGAAAATTAAATTTATTATATATAAATAAATGAAAATATATTGGTTCTTTATTTTAGTATGTTGTTTTATTTTACTTTTTGGTATTAGTCTGATTATCTTTAGAAAACCTAAACACAAACACAAACACAAAGTAGGTTCAAAATATGAATATTTTGCATCTCCTGTATGTCCTGTATGTCCTGTATGTCCTGTATGTCCTGTATGTCCAGCAAATAATTTTATACCAGATGAGGGTATGCCTTCAAGTTGTAAAGACACAACTTCGTTTCAAAATACTGCAAAAAATAAATTATCTGACTTAGTTAAAAATTTCTTGATTTGTGCAACAGCAAAACCAAGTTTTAATTGTATTAGAGGAAATGAAATACTTGCAGTAAGAGATGCTCTGAAAATATTTTCTTTTGCTTATTTTCCTTTAAAAACAGGTTCTATAAAATATATTCAATCATTATGCGATAAGAATAATAAATACAGAGAAATTCAAGTTTATACAAATGATCCAGTTGAAGTTTTATTATATTATTCTTCTTCTATTTATACAATTATAGGAGGTTTAGCTGACGCAAATGAAGGAGATAATGCAGATTTGATAAAATGTTTACAAGAGAATCAAGACGATTTGGAAAAAAATATGGCTGATGTTTTTTCAAAAGATATAATCACAGGTTTGAGTTGGCAAGATTATTTTGATAACCCAGGACCTTACGGAAGTACATCTGGAGGTGGTAAACCAGTTACATGGGCAATTCACAAACCACATGACTCAAAGTCACCAGACACTTCTTTGATGTTAAAAACTCTTAAAGGTAGAGATACTGGTGGTCAATTTTGGGGAGATATTATTCCAAAACAAGATTCATCTACTGCAAAAGCTATAGGTCAACTCATTAAAGCTCAAACAGAAGAATGCAAAAAAAGATATAAAAATATGAAACATACGTCAAAAAGTAAAAGATGGTCAGATTCTATTACTATCTCACCAGATAATATAGATATTTTTCATAAATTTAGAAAATCTATCAGAACACTTGGAAGAACATTAGAATCATATTCTTTTGAAGTAAATGCTATGTCTACAAAAATACCTGATGCTTTCAAACAAAAAATAAAAAGTATATTTGGGGTAACAATAAACTCTACATATTATAAAGAGTCACTATGTATTGGTTCTTATAATACAAAAATTTGCACACCAGATCAAATTGTAGCTTTCTTATTGTTTGTCGATGATAAGCAAATGTTTAACCATTCGCTATGGGGATTATCAATGGCAGATTATAATACTCTTAGGGCAATGGTTTTAATGTATACGTTAAGAATAGGTACAAAATCAAAATTATATACTGCGAGTTACATGGATAAATCAGATATATTTTGTCCAGCGCAAACTAAGGGTCATTACCCTACCCCCTCGAAAGATGGAAAATTTTCAGACTTTAAAACAACAGATCCTTATATGTGGGTAAATCCTTCAATCAAAAATAAAATGTTATATGGATCATTTTGTGAAATTGATGATATAATGGGAGATTTACACGATGTTATGGTTTATTTTCAACAAATTTTTGATCAACCTCTTCCAGGTATGAAAGAATATATAAAGAAATCTTCTGAATCTTTAGAAAATTTCTTTGATCATATCGACATTAATAATATCATGGATAATATATCAAAAAATGTATGTTAAAACTTTGACAAATTATTTGTGGTTACATTAGCAGATAATTTTATGACAACCAAATGTCAAAAAAGTTTAATATAAAATGATTTTTGATTAAAAACTACTTGCGATTTAAAGATGAAGTCATTTATTATATAATAAAAGACTTCAAATGAAGAAAAGATCAGCATGCGATTTTGTACTTGATGAAATTCTAAAACGAGAAAGAGTGTCTATGCCATCCATTTTATTGACCGGAAAAAGATTTGGTGATGAAGAAAGTGTTTACAGCGTTTTTAATGTGCAAAAATTGATAAAAGAACCAAATAATTTTAGTTTCAATATACACAGCTCTTTTATTAATTTAGATGATTACCCAAAAGAATTGCTGTATCTGAAACTTTTTACATCAACAACTGATCAAAAGCATATAACAAAGGGAACTTGCTTTATTAAAATCACAGATATTGCTGAAAAAGTTTTTTATATGTACATCAAATTGGTACTAAAGTGTCGAAATCTTTATGGAGATACTGGAAACGAAACTAAATATAGAATAGTTTACTCATCCTCTTTTGATGAATTGATAAATTTTATATATAAACCAAAAGAAATACCTGATCTTTTAAATTCGGAAGCTTTTGTATCAAAAGACGATAAAACAAAAGAACAATCCCAAATTCTTGAAGAGCATGCAAAAACTCTTATAACAAATGTAGAGTATAATTGTAATCACGTTAAACTTAAAGCACCTATTTCTGCGTTTGGTACTTTACCGAATATTATAAATATTATTATTAATTATAATAACAGGACTATTTCAACTATTATCTCTGATAAAACATTTGAAACCAAATATAAACAACGACATGAAATTTTTACGAATGATATTATAACAAAGGGTCGAGATAACGTCATTGTCACTGTCTCTGTTTATAGATACTCTATTGATATTGTCATTAAGAATGATGTTGAAACATTAAAAGAATTTAAATTGAATGAAAAAATGTCAACAATGCAAGAAAGCTCGTTACTGTTCAAGAGATTGTCAAAAAGTCAATTGGAGTGTTCATCGTATAAACTGTAAAAAACAAGCTGATATTTGTGAAATAGACTAACAATTATATAAAAGCTCTACACAATGGACATCTAGAGTTAAAAGCTGTTATTTTTAGAAAACACTGTTCGCAAGTAACATGTGAAGAATGACACGGCCATTCGACGACTGAACCTTCTAGAAGGCAAACAGAACATTCACCATTAGATTTTATAAGTTGAGGAATAATACTTTTTATAGGAGTCCACGCAAGACGAATGCATTCATCTAAAACACTCTCTTTCGTTATAAAGATTTTTTCACCGTGTTCATATCCCAAGGAAGGTGAAATAATCATTCTACCGTTTCTCGATTTCATTTCAAGTCTTATACGTGTGTTGTCTTCGAATGGCACAACATGTAACATTAGTCTTTCAATTTTTTGATTGTTTAATTGACGTATAGGAGAGTCTTTAGGAAAAAGTATTTCAAAATAGGTATCTTTTTCCATATCAGTTGCAAAGAATTCAAAGCCGTGTTCTCTGGGTAATACACCTGCCAGCAGATGGTGCAAATCATTTGTAACCTCAAGACAATTGTTTTCCATTTTCTGCTATTTTAAAACAATATTGTTTTAAAAAATCATTTTTTTCTTTAAAAATCATGAGTCTTCTAGCATTTTGTTTTTTAAATTATCTTCGTCTAATTCACGAATAGGTGATAAACGAGATTCATTTTTTGGTATACACCACACTGATTCGCGAGTAAATATATTTACGTAGTAAGGTTTTCCAGTTGTACTACTAATTTTTTTTACCCACACGTGCATTTATTATCACATAAAAAAATTAATTTGTCATTGATCTTTATAAAAAAATCACAGACTAGATGCAAATTCATAAACAACCGATACTAGAACGTTGATACGAATAACTATTTGTCTAATAATATTTACTAGCAATTGAATTGTATTTGCAACTGTATATAGTAAATCAGTTGTTTTAGTTAATTCATCTATTTCTGAATCATGACAAGGTTGCCCGTATTCGCGTAAAAATGTTAAACAATATTTGAGTAAACATTTAACTTGTTTTTGTGCTATTCCGACGTTCAAGACATTTTTTAAAAATGAGACATCCAAGAATTCGTGTATTTCATCACATTTAGATTGATTTTTTTGACATAATGATAACATACAAACTTTTACATCTTCTATTACAGTGCATAAATTTTCAAAACAGTTTTCTTCTAATTGTTTTTCTATATCTTGCCAGTATAAATTATGCAAAGAATCATAAACAAATTTTTCTATTCGTAACATATCTTTGTGTATTTCTTGATTTTTGTCAATTTCTAATATCTTTTGTGCATCATTTCCAAAAATTTGAGTAGTATGCTTATCAAGAGTATTCTGAAGTTTTTCAATTGGTTCTTTTATTTCAATTGGAGAAGATACTTTAATTTCAGATAACAAACGATACGCATCGCGATATGTTAGTGCCAGTTTTTCTTTATCAAATTTTTGCCATTCAGTAAAAGATAAAATATACTCATTTAACGCATTTACAAATTCAAAAGTCGAACATTCATTTTTAAGATGAATATTATAAAGATTTTGCGATGATTTTATTAAAGTTTCTCCTATATTACCTGTGTCACCAACAACTTCATTCGGAAAATAATACACTATATAATGGGACAAAAATTTTTTTGTATTAATACGAGTATATATTGGATTCATTTTTTGTAATGCTAATAAAGTATCAGCTAAAAGACTTGAATTTATCAAGCGACTAGACAAATTATTAAACGTATCAGTATATGGTTTTATTTCTTCTACAAATAATTTTCTTATAATTTCCATTTATTAGTATTATCTTTTTTTTTTAAGCAACACAACTATTTACACAATATACTATATTTCCAACAGATCCCGTTGAATCCATTCCTCCTTCAAGACCAATTGAACCTGAAAAAATGTATTTTAAGTATTTATTTTTCAAAAAGTTTTTTACACTATAATAAATGAATATATATAAGAAATCTTGTAAACCAAGTAAAATACGCAGTAGATCAACAGGTCGTTGCCAGAAGAAACCAAGTAAAATACGCAGTAGATCAACAGGTCGTTGCCAGAAGAAACCAAGTAAAATACGCAGTAGATCAACAGGTCGTTGTCGGAAGAAATCTTGTAAACCAAGTAAAATACGCAGTAGATCAACAGGTCGTTCTCGTAAGAAACCAAGTAAAATACGCAGTCGATCAACAGGTCGTTCTCGTAAGAATCCAAGTAAAATACGCAGTCGATCAACAGGTCGTTCTCGTAAGAATCCAAGTAAAATACGCAGTCGATCAACAGGACTTTGTCGTAAGAAACCAAGTAAAATACGCAGTAGATCAACAGGACTTTGTCGGAAGAAATCTTGTAAACCAAGTAAAATACGCAGTAGATCAACAGGACTTTGTCGGAAGAAATCTTGTAAACCAAGTAAAATACGCAGTAGATCAACAGTACGGTGTCGGAAGAAGATTTTTGTTAAAAAATATAAATACAAAGAAAATTCGTATTCTCCAGGGAAGAAAAAACCAACCGACTCCTCTAAGCATAAAAACCCGTATGCAGTCAAAAACGAAATTAAAAAAACAACTGAAAACCCGTATGATAAACCCAAGGTAGAATTTTCTGGATACAGCCAATATAACAGAAAGATTGTTAAAAAAATGGTTAACGATGATGATCTCGGTTCTACAACTACATTTTATAAAAAATTATTAAATGTTGATTATAAACAAAATATCGAACAGTTATTAGAATATCTAGTTGAACTAGTTAAACAACCATCTCAAACTAGAATTAGTATTTATCCTACTAGAGTTAGATTTTTGCAAAAAAATCAAAAAATAAACACAAACAGTTTTCATGCAGTTTGTTTAGTATTAGTTGATAATATTATTTATTTTTTTGATCCAAATGGAGTTACACAAGATTTTGATCCAAATGGACATCCACAAGTTCCTTCACACTTTTTTGTTTACGAAAAAGAACAAAGCACAAACACTACAAAAGACTATTTGGAAAAATTTGACCCTTCCGGATCTATTGTGTATATGAAAAAACAAGGTCCTCAAATGTTTGGACCTTCCTCAGAATCTATATTTTTAAATAAAGGTGGATATTGCATGTTTTATAATTATGTATTTATACAAAAGTTAATAGAAACATACAATTCAACACCTAAGTATATTCATAATTATATTAAAGAAATTTTTGATCATGATTATAGTATAGATATGGGAATTTTTCCTACAAATGAAAAGATTGGACCAAAATCAAAAGAAATTGCAGATTCCATATTTGAGCCTGAAAAAATGTATTTTTTACACTAAAATTTGATTAATTATTTTACGTATTTATTTTTTCATAAAGCTCTGTAAGTTTTTTATCAAATGACAAAAACTTTTTATTCATAGTATGTTTAATCTGTTCATTGTCTTCATAATTTGAAAAAAAGATATTTTCCAGATCAAGTTTCATCTTACCCAAAATGTCATTTATTTCGTCATCTGTTAATAAAATAGAATCTTCAATAGAAATGCAAATATCAGAAAACTTTTGTTTGTGAGGATAAAAATTATTTTTAAAATCATATAAAAACTTAGGTAACTCTTGTTTATTATAAATAAATTCATCTAGTTTTTCGCAAAACAATTCATAAGTTTCTTTCAAGTCTTCACGTAGTTCACATATTTTTGAATCAGATTTGCAATGTAGAGAAATATTAATTTCCATGTCAAATACATCTTTAAACATTTCTTTTTTTATAATCAGGCTTTTATAAAAATCAAATTTATACTTACAAAATATTTTATTACTACTATAAATAAAATGTATCTTGAAACTGGAGATCTTATGTTATTCACTCAAAAAAATTCGTTGACAGAATGGTGGTTGATAGATAAAGCGATTGAGTATTTTACTAGCTCTCCTTATGTACACGTTGGTCTAGTACTTGTTGATCCTCCTTTTTTAGTTTCTGGCGGAACATACTTATGGGAGTGTGGTTACGAGGCTTGTGCAAATCCGGAAACAGGGAAAAAAAATATTGGAGTTAGACTCACTCCTATTTCGGTTGTTCTGTCTAAAGAGAATAATATTTATGTAAGAAAATGCAAATCTTTCATACCAGACAAAATTTTACAAAAAATTCACGCAGATGTTTTTTTGAAACCATACGACATGTGTCTTTCTGATTGGCTTCTTGCAACACTGCGCTTGGATATAAAACCACAAAAGACTGACCGATTTTGGTGTTCTGCATTCATAGGATATATTTTTACTCAACTAGGCTGGCTTGATAGCGATACTGATTGGAGTATAATACGTCCATGTGACCTTTCTTCCTCTTCTACCTATTTATCTTGGAAGTCTAAAGTATACACTGGAGATACAAGATACAAAGAATTTGAACAGTCTCCCATTTGTTGTTTAAAGTTAAAATTAGCAAAATTAGGCATAGAATGTAAACAAAAATCAAATTCAGAACTTCAAGTTGAACTAAGTAAAGGATTTATATATATTAAAATTTCAGAGTTTATATTTGAAACTAGTGTAGTTGATACTGTAAAAACATTTCCAATTATGTCTTTCACAAAGCAAAAAGTTTTGATTAAATATATTCTTGATGTTTATGCGTTAGTTGCAGTATAGATTTTGTAACTAAATTTAAAAAAAAGTTGGTAAATTAAACATTTTGAAAATAATTATTCTTTCAAAATAAGTAAATGAAGAAATGTTTAGGTATTAACACACCGGTTATAATGTTCGACGGTTCAATTAAGATGGTACAAGATATAAAAATAAATGACTTAATTATGGCAGATGATTCTACAAGCATAAAAATACTAAGCACAAGTTCTCAAAATGGTGAAATGTTCAAAGTGATTACAAGGACAGGTGATTATTATGTTGTAAACAGAAGTCATAATCTGACTTTTAAAATTTCTAAATATATTATACCAACTGGAGATAATTGTGTTTTAGTTTGGGGTGATAAAAATGGTACTGTAATTGACAAAAATTTTGAGTTTTACGAAGATGCAAAAAAAGAATTTGATAATCTACCGGATTTTGTAGATTTACCTGTTTTGGTTTGTATAGAAAATAATAAAAATCGCTATTGGCAGAAACATTTTCAAGTAAGTTATAAAATTCTTGATTTTCCTGAAAAGAAATTAGAAATAAATCCGTACACATTGGGTGAGATTTTGGTAGGTGCTAATCGTTTTTCAAAGTTAAAAAACACTATTGCTTACTTTAAACTTTTTTATAGTAAGCACATTCCAAATAAATACAAAACTGGTTCAAGAGAACAAAGGCTAAAAATACTTGCAGGTTTGATTGACAGTTCTGGTAGGTTAACATCGTACAATAATTACGAAATAATATTAGTAAAATTTTTTGAAGATATATATTTTATCGCAAAATCTTTGGGGTTATATGTTTTTATGAGAGAAAAAAATATAGTTTGTATATCTTGTGGATGCATAAATGAAATACCAGTTTTAACAACAAAAAAGACTACTGACATTTCTGAAAGGTTTGGACATTTATTATCTGCTGTAAGAATAGTATCAATAGGTAGAGGAAAATACAACTGTCTTGAAATTGAGGACAACAAGAGGATTATATTAGGAAACTTTATAATTACATAATAATATTACTTGACAATTTTGATTTTAAAAAAGTAAACACATCTTTGTTTATCTTATTGTTTAATAAATTTAATGTTTGCAATGAAGTCAACAACTGAAAATGATTTCCTAAAGCAATAGGTCCTTTGTTTTTGATGCTATTGTAGCTCAAGTTAATATTTTCTAGACGTATAAGAGAAAGAGTTTCAAGTAAATAAATAAGACCATTATCATATATTAAATTAGAACTGAGATCAAGTGAAGTTAACCTACTCATTTTAGAAAGAGGTAATGATAATTCAGTTGCTCCTTCTTCTCCAAGATTATTATCACTAATATTTAGATATACTAAATTAGAAAGACCAGTTAATGCATGTAAATTAGACATTTTTTCATTACATGACATATCAAGGTATGTTAAATTTGGTGAGTAAGACAGTGATAATATTAAACTTGTCAAATCACAATCAAGGTATCCTATATCTAAAGTACTCAAATTTTTCATCTTTTTTATAGAGGAAGAAAGAATAATACATCCTTCTGTTTCAATTTGATTATTTTTTAAACTCAAATTGGTAAGAGACGTCATTGTTTCTAATGATTCTGAAAATCTAGGAACTCCTTTGTCTTTAATATTATTTAGAGAAATATTGAGAAATTCAAGATTTGGCATTTTTAAAACAGAATTTTGTCTCTCAAAATATTCACCTATTTGGTTACCGCAAATGTTAAGACTTTTTAGATTACATATTATTGGAGCAAGAACAATTAATTTATCTGCACTAGTCTCTGTAAAACTGATATCAAGTTCTTTAAGACACGGCAATCTTTGTAGAAACAAAGCCCAGTCATGGTGTGCTTCAGTTCCTGCACAATTGTAACTTATATTAAGACATTCTAACTTGGTCATATTTACAATATTTTTTGACAAAATACCTAAAGAAATATGTCCAATATGAGTGTTAGATATGTCTAGTTTTAATAATTCAGTCATAGAGTTAAGAGCTGGTGCAAGAGTTTTTGTTAAAATATTAGTAAATATATTACCTGATAAGTTAAGATTAGTTAATTTATTCAACATGTATAAAGCAGAAGTCATTTCCAGATAATCTGTATGAACAAAACAATTATTTGAAATATTTAATTCTTTCAAAAATGGAGTATGTTGTAAACATTGTATCATAGACTTAGCGGACGACATAGTAAGATCATTATCTTGTAAATTAAGACTAATAAGTCTATATTCAAAACTTTCAAAAGTTTTTATTAACAAATCATTGTAGTCTTTGCTTTGGCGACCGGTAAAATTAATGGAAATGAAAAATTCTTTGGGAATTACAGTGTACATTTGTTGAACTTCTTCCGCTTTACTTGAAGAAAAATAAACTATATGATTTACAGATCTAAAATTAAACAGATTCCATTTTTGTGCAAATCTATATAAAATTGTGTTCAGATTAGTTGAAGAAATAAATTCTGGTGGAATTTTTATTATCCGTGATGTAAAAGAAAAGTCTTTGCATTGCCTTAAAAAAAGTATAATTTGATATGTACCAGAACAAACACCTGAAATATTTTTTAAATCTTGACTACAAAAGACCCACTGTTTCCAGAATGTTAATGGTAAATAATTTAGCATTGTTTAATGTTTTTTATATACTTGTGTACAAATTTCATTTTAATCAAGAGAGTTGAATTATAATATCTTTTGAAACGTTTTTTAAGTTTATAAAAATATTAGAACATAATAAAATGCAAAAAAAAGAAATTATAATAATTGGAGCTGGTATCTCAGGACTCTACGCCGCATATAAATTCAAAACTCTACATCCTAAGAGTAATATAACTATACTTGAACAGAATTGGATTGGTGGCAGAATGGGATCTCAATTATTTGAAGGAACTGAAGTAGTTACTGGTGCTGGTGTTGGTAGAAAAAGAAAAGATAAATTACTAATAAAACTACTGAAAGAATTAGAAATACCATATCAAGAATTTTTATCAAAGCATTATTATGCAAACACACTGTGTTTGTCCTGTAATGTAAAAAAAACTTTTATGAAATTGCGTAAACGTTACACTCCTTGTAAAAAAACATTCAAGGAGTACGCAGAATCAATACTAGGGGCAGAAAAATATAAACTTTTTGTAAAATGCTCAGGATACTCAGATTATGAAAAAGAAGATGCTTATGATGTTCTGTATCATTATGGATTTAACGATATTTATGATAATTGGACAGGACTTTCTATTTCATGGACAAAATTATTGCTTGCTCTAATTCATAAAATTAATATGAAAAATATTCATTTGCGGAGTTCTGTAGAAAAAATAGATAAAATCTCTGATAATAATTTTTTTGTATATACAAATAGAAAAGTTTACGCATGTAATATGATTATTGTTGCTACTGCTATTGACACCATCAGAAAACTTCTTCCTAGAGAAAATGTTTACAAAGGAATCAAAGGACAAACATTTTTGCGTCTATATGGAAAATTTTCAGATTGCTGTATTCCGATTATTAAAGAATATGTAAAAGGATATACAATTGTTCCACCTCCTTTACAAAAAATAATACCTATGGATCCCGACAATGGAATTTATATGATAGCATATAATGATAATAAGTCAAGCAAATATCTAAAAAGATTGTTAGAAAATACAGAGGAAAATCGTGTGAAACTTTGTACTCTTATTAAAAAAGCTCTTGGTATTCCTGTAGAAACAAATATTTATCTATCTAACATTATTGAGTTTTATTGGAATATAGGAACTCATTATTACACACCACTTGATCAGAAAAAATATAAAAATCGGAATGAATTTATAAAAATAGCTCAGCATCCTATGGAGAATATCTTAGTTGTTGGGGAATCAGTTTCTATAAATCAGGGATGGGTTGAGGGTGCTCTTGATAGTGTTGAATCTATACTATACTAAAATATAGAAAATTTTTTCTTTTTAGGAGGCCATTCAGAAAAAAAAGGCTGTTTGATTTTTTTCATATCTATACATGTATTATCAAGTTCTCCTGTTTTTGAAATCTGATTGAATCCAATACTTGTCAAGAATTTTCTGTATATGTCAGAGTGAGAATTTCCTGCATATATTATAATATTGTGAGCTTTATCTGGTTGATCAATAGGTGATTCTTTCATATCAAAGTCTTTGAATATACGTGCAAGTGTATATGTGTCTGCTATTAAACAATTAAGGCTTCTATTAAAACAGATTCTGAATACGACTTATAATTCAAAATAATAGGAATAGTTTTTTTCCAAATTTTTCTACATTTAAATCCTCGTTTTATAAATTCTTTTTCAATAAAGAAAAGAATTTGACCTTTCAATGGTGAAGGTACTTTTCCTATTTCTTTCATAACATATTTATTATCCCACAATTGTTTTTTCCAAAAAGCTAAAAATTTAGCGTCATCAGTTGTTGCTAAACAATCAAAAAGTTCCTTAAATTCTGGGTTCAATATCAGAAGAATTTTAATTCTTACACCCAAACCACCTTTAAACTTATCACAGTTCATTTGGTCAGAATGCCATTCTCCAAAGATATATATCATCTTCTGATGTTTATCACTCCAATGAAGTGTAAGCATTTCAGGTCCCCAAATAAAAGCAGGTGATGGTTTAGTTTTTCTATAATGATTGTAGATAAGATCCATCAACACTTTTCGACCCTTACCACATCCACGATGATTAATTGTAGATCTAAGAAACTCTTTAACGTCTAAGGTGTCTTCCGCGTTATCAAGCACGTTAGTATTATATGATTTTAACAATTTTTCACAAAGCTCATCCATTTACTTATAAAAATATTAAATGAGAAAAAATTATTTGAAATAGTGAATAATAATACTCATGAGTATTATTAGAATTAAAAACTTAAGAATTAGCTTGTGCTTCTTCAATTAAGAAGTCATTGTAAGCTTTAATAACTTCAGGTGTCCAAACACTGCAATATTCACATTTGCAAAGCGAACATTCTGTTTGATCAATTTTACCAGTTTGTGGATCTATTACTTTGTGATATTCATGTAAAAGATTGCGTGAAGTCTTTACTTCACCTTCAATGTTGCGCTTTGGCATTTTAATATTGTTAGTCTAAATTTTTTTGTTTTTTTCAATTTTATAATTTTCTGCAAAGTTTTTATAAGTACGAGTAAACTAGCCTAAAAAATATAAATATGTTAATAATTATGACTATGTTTAGCAGAAAAGTTAAAAAATGTAATATTGATCAAAGTATTATATCCTTGATATAATTTTCTATATACTTTTGTCTAGCATTTTTTAGGTTTATTTAATTTTTGTATATGAGTTGGTGTTATTCTGATTTGAAGTATTTACACTGTTACAAAATATATTACTTCCTGAATCACCATATTTATTTAGCTGAAAAAATAAAGTTTTCTCTGTCAATAATACCCTTATGTATATATCCAAGACTATGTATTTGTTCAAAAAACTTTTCTATTGTTACCCCGCATTGTTTCATATTATCCTCATGTACTTCAAGTAATAGTTCTGGTTTATCACGACGCAAAACATTTTGACCACCTTGTAAAACAAAATATTCCCAACCTTCTACGTCAGATTTTATAAAATCTACTCGCCTATTTGCATATAAATTATCAATAGTATCTGTAGACACTTCAATATCATCCCATTTGTTAAATCTAAGAGGAGTACTTCCTAAAGTATTTAAACCAGTATGATTACTTGGGCATCTCATTATTGTCTTAGATTTTGTATTAGAAATAGCAATTTGAAAAGGAAAAACTCGATCTTGTATATTATTTAGCTTAATATTTTTAACAAGACAATTATATGATCCTTCTAATGGCTCATACGCATCAACTGTTACATTTTCAAAGTATTTAGAATAAAGAGAAAACAATCCTGACTGTGCACCAATATCTAAAAGTTTAGCATTTCCATGAAAATCTACACAATCAGATAATTTATCATAAACAAATTTTATAGAATCCGACTCATAAACTTTATGTTTGTTTTCTTCTGACCATGTATAATTATTAAATATGCAGGTTTCATCTGTAACTTTCAATGTATATCCATTTGGATATACAAAAGTGTTCATTTAAAAATAAAATTTACGTTTTTAAATAGAAAATAATCCATCTTCTTTTAATCCTAAATCTCCATATGCAGCTTCTAAAGTAGCAGCAGAGAGTTTATGCATTTCTTATTATCATTCTTATGGAGTTAATGTAAGAGTAATACGTAATTTTAATACATATGGGCCTAGACAAGTATCAACTGGATATGGTTCAGTTATTTCTATGTTTATTAGGAGCGCTCTTGCAAATAAACCACTATTGATATATGGTGATGGTAAACAAACTAGAGATTATCAATATATTACCGACGCTGTCGATGGTTATATTAAATCTATGAAGTTTGATAAAGTAACAATTGTTAATACTGGTTATGGTGAAGATCAGACAATTTTAGAAATTGCACATACTATTATTGAACTAACAAAATCAAATTCTGTTATTACACATGTACCTGCTAGAAATGGAGAGGTTAGAAAATTACAAGCTGACATGACTTATGCTAAAAGTCTTGGTATTACACCATCTATACCTTTTTAAGAGGCTTTTTGAATACAGAATTTTCTGATAATAATGTTCATGTTCAAGATCCAGTATATATTAAAAAGTTTTTAGAATATAACAGATCTTAATTTGAGATATAGTATATTTACAAACATATGTTCCTGATATTCTAAATGATGAATCAAGTGCATATGAAGTACTTACTGCTTATAAACAAATTAATTTATGTATTTTGGTTCCATGTTCTCGTATATCTGATGCATATACTCTCGCTCGTATGTTCAAAAAATTTAATATGAAAGAACTACAAGAAAAAGGATATGAGGGTGCCACAGATCAACCTGATGAAGCACATAATATAATTGTATACGCTGGTAATGCACATTCTGAAATGTACAGAAAATTCTTGGAGAAAAAACTTGGGTTTGAAAAGATCAATCAGAATGGGGACTTGAAAAAAAATAAAGTATCATCTCAGTATAAAAATTGTATAGATATGCGAAAATTTACACCTACCACTATATTTTCTGACTGGCCTCCAAAGTTTTCTATAACAGCACTCGTAGAAAAACTGATTCGCGGAAGTCAAACATGGACTAGTACTGAGAAAGCTGTTATCAATAGGATAATTGAAAACAATATAGGATTCAAAAAAGCTTATAGATTAAAACCAGACTATTCGAATCCTGTACATAGAGGTATGTTAATCTCTTTACTTTTATTATGTAAAAATAATCTTCTTTCTCCTTTTTTTTGTCTTTGTTGCCCTGCGTTTTTTAGCAACTGCTGCTTCCTGTTCAATTTCTTGAGCGTCATAGGCTTGTGAAGACATTTTATTACTACTATATAATTCTTAAATATGATTTTGATGTGTCAAAAAGTCTATAATAATACTTACAAAGTATTATTACAACATTATCCATAATCAGTCCAAACGAAGTTTCAGAAAAATGACATATAGTATGTACATGTTCTTTTTTGAAAAGTTTGGCGGACATTCGTCCGTATAGAATCAATATAGAGTAATAAAATATATATAATTGTAAATGACCGTTGTTAAAACGGTGTAAATATATTTATCCATTCTGTAAATGATAACTTTATACCGCTGTCCACATGTTTCTTTTGGTCAATATTTAATATTTTTCTTAATATATTTGAAATTTTAGCTGTATATACATCAGATATTTTATGCCTAAACTGTTTTTTGAACAATAATAGAAAGTCTTTCCATACTATTTTTATACCATCATCGTGCGCACCTTGTAGATTATATTTATAAATGGTTATTAAATCTGTAAATAACACTATATCAGAATCATTTATTTCTTTCCTCTTGAACTTGTTCATGTTTCATTTTTTCTCTTGAAATTTGTGTTATAAATCAATTTTAAATAAAAGAACATGTCAAAAAGTCTATAATAATACTTTTGTGAGTATTATTACAACATTGTCAAATAACATTCTCAGAAAACGACAGAAAACGACACCTTGTTGGTGTCGTTGTCGTCAAATATACTTGATCTATTTTACATTTCGGTCCACACGGCTTTGACAGATTTTAGAACCTGTACAAGAACTCCTGTTGGAATACTGCACATCGTATCCCAACAAGCCACATTCTGACTCTGAGCTTTTGTCAGAGTCTGATTCATAAATATAATAAATTTAAATCAATTTTTTATAATCAATTTTACAAGATAATGAAGTTTATTACCTTTTCAATATATGGTTTATGTGTTATGTGTTAAAATTAAACTACCATTATCACAAGTATCATCAGGTGTAATAATAACATAATCGTCATCTTCTTCAAATACTTCTTCTTTATAATCGTTTATAGATAAACCGTCATAATATTCACCAATAGGATATCTTATTTTCATTTGAAATGGTTCTGTTTTTTTATGAACGTGTTTGAATATGTAAAATGTTTCGGTTTCTATTTTTAACATTTTTTTTGCTTCTGCTAATGTTGTAAAACCTCCAACCCAACCATAATGATTTGATTCACTTAATACGATGTATTTTATTGGCATATTTATTATTATAATTATAATTTTGTTAGAAAAATTCAATTTTTAAAATATATTTTATAATTATATAAAAAAATTGAATTATAGATATAATTATAATAATATATAATAATATGTCATTAACAGAACCAGAACCATGCAATTCATTTCCATTAGGAAAAATTAACAAAACGATAACAGAGACAATTAATGAAGTAACATTAACAACCACAAAACTAAGACAATTTAGCGGTATAATTGGTCTTGAATATAAAATTGAAGATGAAGAATGTAATATAATAACTAAACTATGGACTTATGAAGATGTAAAAGAATTAGTTAAAAAATGGATAAGACAAAGGATGGTTGATAAAAAACCAAATTTATGTGTTTTGTTATCAAATATAGAAACTTTAATGTATTGTTATGAAGGAAATGTTGTTGAAGAACCATCAATAAGAGTTTATGGAGAAATTGTTAGACCAAATGCGGATATTCCTGATGAAGAAATAAAAAAAACATTACTTGAATTATTTACTTATTTGAAAGAAGAGTTAAAGCAATGTAGTGTAAGATTTAATTTTCAAGGTTATAATGAAAATGTATCAATTAGAATTAGTTAAGGTTTTACTCTTTCATTAGATGTAAAATCCATTTTATTATTATAAGAAAAAAAATTGATTTATTTTTATAAGAATACAAGAATATAATAAATTAAAATGGAAATACCAACTATTTACACAGAAGAGCATTTATCTGAACCTTGGTTTACTCTTATATCGCTTGGATTAAAAACTTGTGAAGGAAGATTGCATAAACACAGATTTAAACTTTACAAAATAGGTGATATTATTAAGTGGTGGAATAATGATTTTGACAAAGGAAGAGTTTGTTTTACAAAAATAATTAATATTAATTTATATAAAACATTTGAAGAATATTTGATTGACAAAGGATTAAAAAATTGTTTGCCGGGTATGCCGAATATGGAGCATGGATTAGATGTATATTTACATTATTTTGGAAAAGAAGATGAAACAAAATATGGTGTTGTGTCTTTTGAATTAGAAATAATTAAGGAGGGCAAGTCGTCGATAATGACAGAGCTCAGAAAGCTCCGGGAAGGATTCCTACGCCGAGTCGCGGTCAAGACCGAAGACGAACTGACAGCCGAAGAAGGTATTGAGCCCAGCGCAGAGTTTAGTGCGCCCGAATCCGTAGCGCCCGAGGCCGCAACGCCGAAGGAGCCTACTTGGCGAGGAAGAGAGAATAGCAAGCCGACGGAGCCAGTCGAGACCGACGTCAAGCAGGAGAAGCCGAAGAAAAAGCAAGCAAAGAAGGTCGAGGAGGTCGAGACCGACGACGAGCAGGAGAAGCCTAAGAAGCAAGCGAAGAAGATCGACAACGACAACTAGGTAAGTGACAAGAGTGAGTGACAGCTTGATGGTGTGCAGGTGAAAGACTCAACGACAACAACACCCACAAGGTGTCGTTTCTTACACAGACCACCGACCGACACACCACAAGGAAGCGAGCTTCCCCAAGCCAAAAAAACTGAGACCAACTTCCAAGAGAAAAGCAGAAACAATGAAGTCTTTTACGAGACAACTTGAGGATCTGCTGGCTCTAGTCAATTCTGGTAGTTTAGAAGAAGTAAAAGAACATGTCGAGTCGATAAGCCTTACTTGACATTCAATTTACTAGTTTGTTCGTCTATAATAATACTTTGTGAGTATTATTACAAGATTATACAGTTTCATTCTAGAAATAGAAACTCGCAATTTAAGCGTTTTATTAATTCTTCTTTGATAAAAATTCTTAACTCATTTTCATTCTGATAACTTAGCGTGTGTGGAATTATCAAAACATCTATATCATGTTTTTTACATAAGTCTAATTTTAATTTATCACGCTCTTGCTGTCTTTCAAAATCTCCTTCTTTTGTATGAAAAAAAGGAATATATTCATCATGTTGAATTCCTTGATACTCAAATCCAAAGTTTAGATCTTCACAAAAACCGTCTAACTCTAAATTATAACCTGAAGCACTGTTTTTTAACCAATTTGGTCTAATACTTGCAAATGATAAACCAGTATATTCTTTTAATATTTCTCTGCATAATTTTTCTGAACGACTCTTAGAACAATAAGGACACCAAGAACAACGCTGTTTAACACTATTAAAAACAGCAAACCAAGTATGATCTTTTTTACATTTCCATTCCATATAAGTTTCATTATTTTTATATTCTGTTGATAAACATTTACCATCTCTGCTAATAGCTAATTCTTGACATTCTTCCAAAGTTAATTTATTATTTCCTGCACAATGCGGGCACCATTTGCCTTTTTTAACACTACTAAAAGTAGCAGACCAAGACGGATGACTTTCTTCTTTACATTTCCATTCCATAAAAATAAGAGCACCAACATATTTTGTTGATAAACATTTACCATCTCTGCTAATAGCTAATTCTTGACATTCTTCCAAAGTTAATTTATTATTTCCTGCACAATGCGGGCACCATTTGCCTTTTTTAACACTACTAAAAGTAGCAGACCAAGACGGATGACTTTCTTCTTTACATTTCCATAAAAATAAGAGCACCAACATATTTTGTTGATAAACATTTACCATCTCTGCTAATAGCCAAGTCTTGGCATTCTTTCAAAATTAACATTTTCATTTTACAAATAATTAAAATTAAATGTTGATTATTTCACTTTTATTTTTTGTTCTTTGCTAAACGACGTTTTTTAGCAACTGCTTCTTCTTGTTCAATTTCTTGAAGCCACCTCTTGTACGCATTTTCAAATTGATCAAGTTCTTCAAGCCATATATTTTTTTCACTCTTAGACCTCAATCCCTCCAATTTTTCTTTCAAAGATATAATATCATTATTAAGTTGTTTTATCTTATCGGCAGTAAATGTTCTAATACTCATTCTCAAAAGATAATCATATCCTCCTTCGCCTTCATTCTTTTTTAGATCTTCGTCATATCCTCTTTCTTTTAACACACCAATAATATCACTTTCTTTTTCATTCATAATAGTTATAGTCTTACTTACAACTTCTGATACAAATCTTTCTTTGTTTCCAAGATACCGAATTTCTTTATCTAATGCATCAATTTGATACCTTTTTCTTTTTACATAATATTCAAATCTTACACTACAAAAATTGTCTAAAATCGAGTCTACAGTGTCGTGTTTCTTTATCTGTATTTTTTCATTGAACATTACCATATTAGAGGTATAGAGGTAACTGTGAAGTTTTAAACTGTCCAAATCACAGTGAAAATCATCTCCTTCTGTGAGTACAAAATGAATATTCTTTGTTGATGAATAATTTGATACAGACTTGAGTTTCTTATCTACTTTTAAATCTTCGCAAAATTCTGCAAAATTAGAAGTCCACATAGAAACAGGTAATTCTTTAACTTCAACAGTACCTTTTTTTCCTTCTTTAACAATTCCATATGAAATAAACCTATTTTCTCCATTTTTTTCTATCTCTCCTATAAATCCACGATACCAAGGCGTGAATTCAGGAAACATACTAACAATATTTGTTGAATTATCAGGATCAGACACTAAAACCTCACCATCATTTTCCACCCAAATTTTAATAGCTTCTACCATATCAAGAGGATTATAGCAAGGCACTTTACACGAAAAACCAGTTCCTATACCTGCTGAACAACCATTGATCAACATCATCGGAAGAATAGGAACGTAAAATTCTGGCTCAATAAAATTACCTCCATCATCTCGCACATGTGTTAAAATAGCTTCATCCTCTTCTCGAAAAATTAGTTCTGTAAGTGCATCCATCTTTGTGAAAATATATCGACCGTTTGCAGCATCTGAACCATTATTTTCTAATCTGGTGCCGAACATACCGTCACGATAAAAAAGAGGTATATTATTGCTTCCTGGAAATTCTTGTGCCATTCCAATAATAGTTTCAAGCAGATTATTTTCTCCGTGATGATAATCTGAATGTTCAGCAGTATAAGCAGCCAATTGTGCTACTTTAAGACTTTTTCCAGAGTACTTAAGATTTCGTTTCTTTACAGCATATAAAATTTTTCTTTGTGATTCTTTCATACCATCAATTCCGTTTGGAATGCTTCTAGCACAATCAGCATGTGAGAATTTGATAAGTTCTCCGTTAATAAAATTTGTAATACTCATTGAAGTTGTCTTTCCTTGGTCATCAAGAGAGAAAGTATAAGATTCGGGATTATATTGTTCCAGCCAAATTTTTCTAGCATCAGCGCTTTTCTTGTGAAAAGCTTTTACCATACTTGCTAAAGATTGGTCATCATTGATAAATTCCACCATCTTTAGTCCAAAAGTATCTGGAACATCTTCAGATTTAGTAGTACCGAGTCCCTTATAATACTTGACATTCAATTTGCTAGTTTGTTCACCAAGAAAGTTGTGAAATCTGCGTTCATCGTAAAATAACAAGTCACCAGTTTTTTTGATTACACGAGCGATTGGTGTTTTCATACTAACAATAAATGGTTGATCTCTCTGCAAAAGAGTAGGGTAGAGAGAATGGAAGAAATTGAGTATTAATCCTTCAATATGAATCCCATCACTATCTGCATCTGCCACAATTGATACTCTTGAGTATGCAAGTTTCTTAAAATTACTTTCATCTTTGTAATCTGCCCCTAGTTTCAACTCAAGAGCGTGTATTAAAGAACAAATAACTTTGTTTGCAGAAATAGTTGCGACTGGCTTATCTCGCACATTTAGCAACTTTCCTCTAACTGGCAATATACCATTCCAGTCACGACCACATCTTCCATACAGACCCTCTTCAATTCCAGCTACTACATATGTCTTTGCCGAAAGCCCCTCTGTGATGAAAAGAGTACAATGTATACTGTCTTTAGTACCTGACTTGTTTGCTCGGTCGTATCCTTCAATTTTTGTCTTTTTAGAAACTTTTTCAATCTTTTTAAGTACTATCATTTCTTTTGCCATAATTATCTGTTCAATATTATCCATAATTGACCATTTGCAAATTTCTGCAATATGAGTTTTCTTAACGATAGCTTCTACAGCAGGAGACTCTAGTTTATTTTTGTCTTGTCCATCAAACTCCGGTCTAATAACTGTTGATACAACAAACAACCGAAAAAATTGACGAACATCTGTAATATTAATTTTAGGTGTTTTACTCTTTGCACTTTTTCCGTTAAACTTGTCAACAATTGGACGAAACAGCGCTTCTGCCCAAGAATCTACATGTTGTCCGCCTAGACGAGTATATACACCGTTGACAAAAGAAATTGATTGGTATTCTTTTGCTGGTGTAACCAAGACTTCTGCATCTTTTATCTTGATCAGAAGAGACTCGTCTGTGGGAGTATCATAAAGAGCAGAGTATTGAGTAAGTGTCTTTATTGGAATAAGTTCATCATTAAAATATACTTCTACCTTAGACAACATTGATGAATCAATAATGTACCTGGAGTACAAACGAATGATATCTTCTGTGTAACCTTTCTTCAAACCAAATTGTTCAAAGTCAGGAGTCCAAGATACTTCTGTATAACCTAGTTTACAGTTCGTTTCTTTATTAATTTCAGGGCAAGATGTATCTCTCATATTTCTAGTCCATGTTTGAAAAAGTGTTTTCTTTGCTTTAGGGTCATAACCTTTTACTGTAAATTTTGTTGAAAAAACATTCGTTAATTTAATACCAAGACCATTACGACCAGATACAATACGATCTTCTTCATCTTCATAATTTGAACCCGTAAGTAATTGCCCAAAAATCATACTGTGATTGTAGCAATCTTGTTCGGCATCTTTTTCAATAGGTACAACATCTCCGTCATTCCAGATAGAAGTTTCACCTGTAACAGAGTTGATAGACACCTTAATCTTTGTACATGGTGTCTTTGTTTTCCGGCTTCTTTCCACATTATCGATAGCATTTGATAATGCTTCAATAAATATACGTAAAATAGCCGGAGATGTAGAAATTTCTTTTTGAAAAATTCGCCATCCTTCGTTTGTTTTATCGGCTACAAATTCAATGATACTACGTGGACGTGTCGATCCAACATACATATCAGGTCGAAGTAGAATATGTTCAATTTGATCTTTTTTCTGATAACGTTTCTTATCAACAACAGTCTTTGGAGGCATTTGTTTTAATATTAAAATGTATTTCTTTAATATTAATTCATTTTGATTTTATTGACTTAAACATTATATAGTTTTGATTTAATATAATGAAAATAAAAACTATTGCTATATCTTTACCATCTGAAATAGAAAGGAGATATTTTATACAAGAAACAATAAAAAAATGCAATTTATCTGACTATATTATTATGGATGGAGTTTATGGAAATGATATAGAAATAACACCTTTTATACCTCCATATATATCAAAATTAAATTATAAAGATGATAAAAAAGTATACGATGCACGCTTAAAACTTAATGGTACAGGTTTAAAAAAAGGAGAAATGGGGTGTGCTTGGTCTCATTTAAATGTATATGATATGTTATTAAAAGATTCTGAATACGATGCTTATTTGGTTTTTGAAGATGACTCTGATTTAGTTGTTTCTCCAGATGAATTACATACTTTTTTGAAAGAATTAAAAACTCTTTCTTTTGATGTATGTCATATTTTTGAAAGTGAATATTTTCCTTTTAACCTAATAAATAAGATTTCTAATAATTTTTGGATTCCTGAACGCAGATTTTTTAACAATGCAGCTACTTATATAGTTACAAAAAAAGGAGCTGAAAAATTATTAGATTATGCATATCCAGCATTTGGCAAAACAGCAGATGCTCTTTTATCTAATCTTTTTATTGAGTCTGATGAATTTAATGTTATAGTTCCATATAAAAATTTATTTAAATCAAAGGCTTTTAAATCATCTATAATAAAGAGTATCAATACACCTGATAATCCATATTCAATTTCTATCAAAAATTTTGGGACATGGGCTCGTCTAGGAAACCAGATGTTTCAGTATGCTTATTTGAGAGCCATATCTATTGAAAAAGGATTTAAAATAAATTTACCTATAAATATTTCTCCTTTTGGATATAAATCATCACAATTTTTTGACTGTTTTGATATGCCTCATGTAAATAGGTCTGATCTTAATACTCCTTATGTAACAATAACTGAAAACTCAATCTTATATGATGAAAATTTTGACACAGAAAAAATACTAGGAAACATTATGTTTGATGGCTATTTTCAGGCAGAAAAATATTTTTTAAAATATAAAGACATTATTAGGAGTGATTTTACTTTTAAAGAAAATATAAGGAGGACTGGTGATATTTTTATGGAACAGTTTGATAATACTACAAAACTAGTCGCATTACATGTTAGAAGAGGAGATAATCTTGGACCAGATACACCTACTATCTTAGTTAACGAGACATTCAGAGTTAATGCTATAAAACATTTGTACAACAATAATGTTAAAAACTTTCATATTCTGATTTTTTCTGATGACAAACAATGGTGCAGAGATAATTTAAATTATACATATAACTCTTGTCTAACGAGTGCTGTATCTCAAACAATTGTTGATGGACTTTCTGATTTAGAAGAACTGTATGTTATGTCTTTATGTAATCATTTTATTATAGGTTCATCTTCTTATTCTTGGTGGGCTGCTTGGTTGTGTGAGAACAAAGATAAAATAATTATAACTCCAGATAGATGGTTTAGACGTAAGTTAGAATATATAAATAAGTTACAATATGAAAATAAGTTACAATATGAAAAACAATTATGTGATATAGAAAAAGATTTATTACCCAACTCTTGGATTAGACTGTCCTCAGATTTATCATTTAAAGATTCTTTTTAATATTTAAAATGTCAACAAATCAAATAAGTGAATTTATTTATCCAGATGAAATCAAAATAATGAACTTAGTATCAATGTACGATACAATATCTAATAAAATAAAAATACCAACTAATATTACTCATGTTAAAATTGACATTGGTTTATCGTATAATGCTCCTAATTCTAGACATTGGGTGAATTATTTAGAAAATAGATTTGTATTTGGTTTTGAACCTAATAAAAACTCGATAAACTCGATAAACTCTACACTTACAGGTAACTATAATGGAATGACGTTTTTTTCTGATTTGTGTATAGGTAAGAAATTTCAATTGATTCCTTGTGCTGTAGATATAGAAGAAAATAAATGTACATTTTATAATACTATAAATGATGTGGGATGTTCTAGTTTATATAAACCTGTTGATGAAACATGGATTGGAACTTCTTATGAAGTTCAATGTTTTCAATTAAAAACATTCTTTCAGTATTTTCCATGGGATAAATATCCTTATATTGAACATATTAAAACAGATACACAAGGAAACGATCTTCGGGTAATTAAAAGTATGGAAAATTATATAGAAAAAGTAGCATATATAACAGTAGAAATTGGCGATGAGCGTTTTCTATATAATTGCGATAAAAAAGATAGTGGGTATACTTTTAATGATATTAATACATATATGATTAATAATGGTTTCAAACTTATTCCTTCAAATGTAAGAGGTATTGGGTTAACAACTGAAGGAGATCCTACTTATGTAAATACCAGATTTTCAGATGAATTGTTAAAAACTTTAGACTATACTACTGTTCAATAATATAAAAGATTTTTGTTCTTCTGTTAAATCTCCGCTAGATGATATATATAAAGTTTTATCTGTTAGTGTTGGGTTAGACCTTTCCCTTATGATTTTTACTCCTTTTGAATAAAAATTAGCCAAGCGTGAATAAGATCCTTTAGACATCACTAAAATATCGGCATGTGAGAGATGTACTATGTCATGCATAAGACTGTTACTAGTATAAACAGATATATTAGGGGATATATCTAAAAAATGGTTAAATAGCTCTTTTTCCTCCTGTGAATAAATATGAACAAAAGCATTTGGGAGTATGGTTAGTAAATTTTTAATTATATTTTGAAAGAATATATCAGATTCGTTCCCTATTTCATAAAGTTCTCTCCAAACACCTGTGTCACAATCTGTTTTCATAAATTTACGTATATGTACAGCTATATTAATAATATTAGGTTTAAAATCTTTAATATTATCCTTAGTCTTGTTTATAAAATTACTAATTATGTTGTGTCTTAGAATTTTATTTTGGTTCACCTCTTGATCAAAGATCCATTTTAATAACGATGGGTTAGTAAGTCTAAATAAAGTATTAGATTCTTGCACATAATCTAGTTGATTTATATCCTGAATATTTCCCTTAAATTTTAAAGTATTTTTTACGTCAGGGAGAAAAATTTTTTGTATACGATCATTCCATAATGCCAACCATAAATCATTTGGCATTTCGTTATTATGTTCCAATATTTTCAAATCATTATGCATATACTTAATACCGTATTTATCACAGAAAAAAATAGCTCCTAATATATATTCCATTAAAGATCCAAACCCATCACTTGGTAAGTTTACAACAGTTAAAAAACTAGTCATTTTTAAACTAAATTAATTACTTTAAATAATATATTAAAATAGTTGTAATAAAACAGTAAAAAAAGAAATCCCATCTACTTTATATCCTAATATGCTAATATTATATGGAGTAGACACACCTTTAATATTATGCAAAACAATATTTTTAGAGTTAATATAACTGTAAAGTTTAAATTTAAAGGCTTTACTAGAACCAACCGCATCATCTTGTATATTAAACCCAGATTTCATCCAAGTTTCTCCAACTTCTCGAGCTTTTTGTAGATTGTCCGTATTTTGCGCTAAATATATCTGGTTATCTATCAAAGAGTTCTGAAAAAAATATGGGTTCCTCACACCTACCTGCACTGAATGATTAATTATATATTTAATTTTTTGTTCTTGAATCCACTTGTCTACCGATTCATCACCGTGTAATATTATTTGCATTGGATGATGATCAAAATCAGTTACATCAAGATAATAACTTTCAATTGCTTGTTTTTTATAGTAATTTCGTATATTTTCATCTGAACGCACTATGGCAAGTCTTAGTGTATAAATCAAACGTTTGAGAGTTTCCATTGATTTTATAACTAGCTTATTATCATCCATTACACCACTATCATTTCTAAAAATTTTACCAACACGTTTATAATCAAAATCTTCATCTATCTTGATTTTATCTTCCACAAACTTCTTAATAGTAGTCAAATCCATTGTTCGTGTAATATCTTCTTGTATGTAATTAGAGAACATCCAAAACATATATTCTACAATATAGCGAGCTAATTTTCGGTATTTATTATGATTATCTATTACAGAAGTTTGATTTTCAGGGTAGCTTATACATTTATTTGTATATGACACTCCATCAATAGGTTCATTATCTTCAATTGGTATTGATATATTTACAGTTCCAATTTTACCGTAAATTTCTTTAACTTTAGTACGTAAAATTGTTTGACTAGTTATATTACCGTTTAAATATTGTGCAAAAAATTGTTTTGCCAAATTCTTTGATATTTTTGTAGCTACCCATTCCTTTACTTCTGGTACAGAAAGTGGTTGCATTGGATCCGTTAGTAATGTTCCAATAGCTCCATTATATTTAAATCTTAACATACGACATTTACCGTAACAATCTATTCCTTGTTCAAAAAACTTAATTTTAATAGGAAATTCTGTTTCTGTAATTTCAAGATTAAGTGAGTATGCTTTAGTCATACGATTAAATATACCTATAACTCCTTGTGAAACTTTTGACTCATATGGGTAAGAATAACTTAAATCTTCTTGTTTACTGCTATCAATTTTCCATTTTACAATTAATTCACAATGTGAACCTGGAGTATATTTCTCATCATCAGCCGCACTACCCATATGTTCATATATGAAAATACAGTTATTCTTTCTTTTATTTTTATAATACGCTTGCAGATGACGCGGAATACTCAGTTCACCATTACGGTTATTTGTTCGATTAAAAACAAAAATATTACAATTAAAATATTGTTCTAAAAGAGACGTGAAGAGATTAGGTGACATATATACTTCTGGATCACTTATATCTGCAATAATTTTATCTGTACTATAATCATACATTTCTTGTTTGCATGTCGCAGCTAAAGAAGTTGTTGACAATATTTTTCTTACTTCATACAAATAATTTTCTCTTTCATCATTATCTTCATAATCTAATATGCCACTTTCTTCATGCATTCCTTCCATTACACATTCTAGAAAAGAGCTTTTTGTATCAAGAACGCCTTTTCTAACATACATATACTCTTCATTTTCTTGAAAATCAAAAATTTTAAACAATTTTTCTATATTATCAGGTAATGTTCCGTATGTATCTTTTGTAACAAATTTATTTGTAACTATTAATCCCTGTTGACTTGTTTTTGCCTTGTCTTTTAATTGTTCTCCAAAGTAATAGTGTCTATAAATATTTCCTTCATCTGTCGCATGATTTTTCTTATAGCAACATGGTAGATAAGGAATTTTATCACGATTTTTCAGTGGATTACTACGTAAGCCAGGATATTTATAGTCTTCATAATTACAAATATAATTACGTTGTTGAAAATTGTCTCCTTCTTTTGGGTATCTCATTATAATTTTACCATCTTTTTCAGCTTTTTCTAGACTTTTATAATCATCGTCTGCTATAATAGTAGGTTCATACGGGCATCTTTGAGGATATCCTGTTACAAATACATCAGGTTCAATATCTTTAAGAGATTCAACTTTATTATCTGAATCTTTTGCTGTTTTAATTTTATTATCTGCAAAATCAGGAATATATATCTTATAAAAATCTACAATCTCTTTGTATTTTTTGTCATATAATACCATTAATTTACTTGCAAGTAATTGAAAAGCTTCTACAGATTTTATATTATCAGCAGATACAATTTTAACACGAATATATTTTGTACCTATTTTGAAAGCACCTTTATCTTTACCTCGTAAATCCGGATCAGTTCTTTCAGATATTTTTTCTGTTATATTTGCTGTTAATTTTCCTATTTCAGAATTGTAGAAATGAATATATACACTTCCCTTTTTTGTACTCGCTTTATCACTCTCGTCAATCGATATTAAAGAAGAAAATAAAGGATTATTCATAATAAGTTCATAGAGTACATATTTATTCATATTGTGGTTTGTAAAATAAAAAACTCCGTTAACTCTAGTGTCATTTATACTGTTAACTTCAATGTTTCCTAATCCTTTAATATTACCAATAAATCTATCAATAAGAGCTTCACGAGATAAATACTGACCAGAAGTTAATAAAGACATAGATACTGTTGTAGTTTTAATTTCATTCTCTTCTGTAATATAAAGTGTTCCTTGTGTATAATCGTCTGGTTTTACTCCAGCAAGTTCTTTCTTTTGTAAAATTCTAAAAATAATAGCATACGGAAGATAAATTCTCCACCCTTCTGGTGGAATAAAACCTTTTAGAATCTTGAAAAAGCTATTAATACAAGCAAAAGGCATATTTGAATTGAGATGTAGATTATTAAACAATTCCATTATAGTAACATCTTTTAGGTCAAGAACAAATGTAAAATCAACACTTTCTAGTTGAAATTTTGTATAATTAATACCTATATCTATTGTCTCAAATTCATCAAACATACTTTTTTCAGCATTTGATTCTTTAATGTTACTTGCAACAAGATCTGAAATATTTTTAATTGTCTTATTACGATTTTTTATTTCCCATTCTTTAACTATATATTTAAAAAGAGCCTCATTATCTTTCTCAAATAAATTTGCATCTGTTATTTGATTGCTTATACTCAAAAAAATGTGAGACGAATCTGTATCTGTAAAAGAATTGTTAAATACTATAAACGGAAGAAAAACATCTTGTTTCAAATCCAGTTTTTGTTGTGAAAGTTTTTCATTCACAGTTTCAAATAGTTTTATAAAATCAATACCAAATTTATTGCTTATAATAATTTTTAAAAGATTCTCTACTGTTATATTTCCATCTTTTTCACGAAATTTATCTATATCAGGGACCCCATCCGGAAAGTATAAATATTTAGGTATAGTTTTCATTTGTGCCGCTAATCGACTCATAGCACTCTTTTGTGTATCTAGTTCGTAAACAACAAAAATAGAAGTTCCATTGATCAGCACCATTTTATTCTAAGTAAACATTTACTGTGTTAGATTAAAAACAAATTTTTTCAAAAAATTATAATCCTGCAAAGTTTTCTAAATGTTCTACAGAACGCCCCTTAATTTTTTTATTTACCATCTTTCCATCTCTATACAATATATAGTGCGGAAATCCTTTAAAATCTGGCACAAAATCTTTAACCCGATTTCCAAGTTTTTTCTCACTTTCCCTCTCACCGTTTGATTCTATAGTCGCGCAAAATACCTTATTCTTATGTTTTTTTGCAAACTTTTGAAAATGTGGCTTTGCTTGTTTGCAAAAATGACACCAAGATGCTTGTATCATAATGACAACAAATATTTTATTTGGAACTAATTTATTAATTAAGTTTCCTTTCACATCAAAATCATCATTTTCCATATAATTCACGTGTTGGTTGAATTCATCCATATTTTATCATTAACAAGATAAAATACTCCGTTAAAATATTTTTTGATACTATAACTATGTATACACTTGACTTCATTCTGTTAAAGTTTTTCCATTAATTTTTTATGTCTATCCGTATTTTTATGTCTTTTCATACTATAATGAGAAATTATCATACCGCATTCACATGTTTCTTTTTTCGATCTTTGAGCCGCTATCTTGGTTTTATAATTCTCTTGATAATAAGCCTTTCTTTCTTCTAATATATGCTCTTTATTATCTTCATAAAAAATCTTTCTTTCTTCTAATATACTCTCTTTGTTCTCTTCATAATATTCCATCACTTTTTCTATTACTGCTTTTTTATTATCTTTATAATATTCTTTCTGTTTTTCAGCTATAACATCCGCATTTTTTTCATAATATTCTTTTTTAATAGTAGACAATATGTCTTTATTATCTTCGTAATATTCATGCATTTTTTCTTTAATTTCTTTCTTATGTTCTTCTTGATATTTCGTATTCCTTTCTTTTTGTTTGTCTTTATCTTCTTTTATTGTTCTTTTAGGATATATAGGCTCGTCAATACCTTCATAAAACTTTAAACACTCGTCAAATATATTTGTAAATAGGGTAATATCTTCTGTAGGTAATAAAAATACATCTCTGCCCGCTTTACATCTATATTTTCCAAGTTTCGTTAGAATGACGCTTTCTAGTATATCCATCAATTTTGAATTTTTGCAAGATATATAATATATCACTTTGAAATCATGCAACTTATTATGATTGTAAGACTCTTTTCTCTTTGATAAATCTAGTGCTTTTCCTACATTATATTCACCAACTTTTTCACTCTCTTCTGAAGTCATAAGATACACTACATTCTTTTGCTCAAGCACTTCTTTTGGTTGTTTTACATATTTTTTTCTTAATTTTTTAACCTCTTCTTGGCTTTCTTCTAATTGTTTTTTAGCTGTATTTATAACTTCTTCTTTCTCTTCTGTTAATAACTTTATCTGCTCTTGAAATTTATTCTCTAGTTCTTTGTTGGATTTTTCTTGACCTAACTCAACTTTACCAAAAAGTAGGAGTTCTTCTGTCCAAGCTGCTACCTGTACTGCAAAATCAGGGCTTATCCACTGAGCTATTATAAGAGCTAATCTTCTATGAACAAAAGTACCTCTGCTTTCATTTTTTCCAGTCTTAATATCCCTTATAATTAGGTCGGTCGGAATTCCGACCGACCTTTCAATAGCCTTAATTACGGCTTCCGATTCTTTATTTGCTTTCCAATGTTTATATTCTTTACCACCAGCTTTACATAATTTAGTTACGTTAATGTAACCATCTTCTCTCATTAGAATAGTAATAGAAGATCCATTAGGTAGTTTCAGTGAACAATTAAACAATCCGTCGGATATTTTTGTTAATTTGGATTTTTCATCTTTTATAATCTTATTTTCTTCTTCTAATTTATTCTTTTGATCAATAATTTCTTTTGGTTCTTTTATATTTTCTTTGGGTTTTTGATCAAGTTGTGATTTCAACTCATTTGATTCTTGAATCGACGTTTGAATATTTTGTAGTATAAGTTTTAATTCTATTATATCTGATGTTTTTACCAATTCAGTTTTTTCATCTTTTATAATCTTATTTTCGTCTAATATAATCTCTTTGTTCTTTTCGTCTAATATCTTTTGATATTTATATTCTCCTGTCTTTCCAATAGATGGTAATATCTCTTCGCACACAAAATCTTGAAATGGTTTTGCAACTGGTTTATTACATCGCATAATAATTTTATATAATCCTGCTTCATTAACAACACAAGAAGTTTGAAAATTACTAGAATTACCGGTCTTCAGAGACACTGAAAAACGCCATTTTTCAGGAATATTACGTAGTGTCTCAGTTACATTAGTTAGTCCTAAAATATTACAGATATCTTTAACAACAAACATAGGATTTTCAGACGTACCTAATACTCTAATATTTTCATCATTAAAAGATAAACTCTTATCAATTGAGTTTATTAATTCAGTCATTTTATAATAGAATACAAATCTTTAAGCCGTTATTAAAAATTTAAATCAGTGATAATTTTTTTAATATCCGAGATTGAAAAAAATATATTTTTTGCTAATATAACTTAAAGTTGTAAATTTTATTTTTTAAAATGCCTGTAACTTTTAAATGTAAAACTGGTGAAGCTTATCAAATTAAGATACTTGCTGAATTATTAACAAATAACCTAAAACATGGTTGTTTTGACGTAAATGAGGATGGAATTACTCTTCGTATGTTTGATCAACCAAGGAAAACTTTGGTAGATATGAATCTTCAATCTGAAAACTTTTCCCTATATAAGTTTAAATCAGAAGACAAGTTTTGTTTAGGTCTGAATCTCAATCATTTTCATAAGATGCTGAAATCGATTAAAAAGAAAGATTCATTACAACTTTTTATCAGTTCAGAAAATCCGAACGAACTTGGTATAAAAACAATCCCAAAAGAAAACACTCGAGTTACTACATCAGGTATTAAAATTCAAAATATTCAGAACGTTGAAGCAGATGTTCCTGTTGGTTATGGAAAACCTGTCATTGTCCCCTCACCAGATTTTCAAAAAATGTGTAAAGAACTTAGCAGTATTGGAAGCACAAACATTCGTGTAAAAGCAAGAGGATTTCATATTGATTTTATTGCGGATGCAGATGGTATTTTAAAACGCAAAGTAAGACTTGGAGAAAGTGATGACTCAGAAGACGAATATGGAATTGATAATGTATTTACGTCTTATGATGCTACTTTTACTACAGACCAATTTACTCGTATTAACAAAATCGCTGGTCTTGGTTCTACTATGCAAATTTTTACCGGATCAAATGATCTTCCTTTGCTTTTTCGTTCAAGTGTCGGTAGTTTAGGAAAAATTTCTATTTACATCAAGTCAAAAGAATTAGCAGATAGAGAATTGGGTGTATCAGGGTCTGATAGCGATTAAAAAACTTTATATATCTTAAACAAGATATACAAATACTTATTATTCTTTTATTTAGAAATTCAAGTAACTAAATGTAATTCCTTTTTGTAAAATATACTTTATTATAAAATTTACTTATATTATATAAATGATAAAAAGAAAAACTAAACTAATACTTTATATTTGTATTGGCATTATTTTATTTTTTCTAACAATATTTATTTTTCAGTATTTTTTAGATAAAACACCAATAAAATCTACGGGAGGAGCTACAGGAGCTACAGGAGCTACAGGAGGAGATACGGGAGGAAAAAATATACCTGGATGTAAAACAGCAAAGCAAATGAACTTTTCTGATATACCTTATAGCAAACAATGTAATATTTCTGGAACAAATTCTATACCAGCTTATACAGTTTTTATTAGACACTGTGATAGAGGATATAAAGATAGTAGTAGTTGTCAAGACAAAAATGATGGCACTTGTTATGGTTGTCAATATCTAGAAGCAGAAGGAAGATGTTCAACAAATGATTGTTCAGATGAAGGCATTAAACGTTCATGGAATATTGGAAAGTGGGTAAATTGTTTTGCAAATGATAAAGGATTAAAAGTTACAGGAGTAATATCACAATCATTTGTACCTGGACAGACAAATCAACGTCCTACAACCACTGCTTCGATTATTTATGAATCTCTTATGATCCTAGGTCATTCTCCTTGTTATATATCTACTATCGACAATAATATTGTAAAACAATATGCGACATCAGACAATTTTAATGGTCAAATTCTTGTTGTCGTTTGGGATCACGGTAAATTACCAGATTTAATTAAAACTGTTACAGGATATACTGCCACATGGGATAATTGTTGTTTTGATAAAGTTGCCGTAGTAGATAACATTAAAAAAAATATCACAAATTATGATACAAAATCTTTAACTCAAAATGATCCATGTGGCTCTGCTTGTGATTCAAAAAATAAAATATATAAGAATTGTTATTTCTCTAATTTTGGTGACTTAATACCATGTAAAAAATGAAGATTTATTAATTTTTAGGTATAATAGTATTTAAAACATTATCACAAAAGAAATTTTCGTTGTTATCTGGCAAAGGATGAGACATATTATTCGTATCATTATTGCTACATGCAGATAGAGAAATGTATGGTGGATTGTTTGTGTCCCAACACTGTATGGGTTTTTTGTCAAATGTTTTCCTGTATGTATCATCACTTTCTTTCCAAAATCCGTTCTCTCCATAATTATTTTTAAGATACAGATACACTGGATATTCTGGATTACTTAAGAAATTACCACCAGCCACTTTATTATTAGCCATAGGCATGTAACAATCATCTCCTGGATCAGAGTTGAGTCCTCCACATTGTCCTGCTTGTATATATCCTTTCGCTTTCATATTGTTAAGTTGAGTTGGAATGTCATCATTCGATGTGCTGTCACAAGTTTTGTTTGCAAAACTTTGGTGATAACACAACATATTCGAATCTTTAGGATCAGGAACTGTTTTATAACAAAATGTTCTTTGATTTTTTGATGTACTGGGAATTGAATTAAAATAGATTGAACTATCCTCATATTCATCATAACATTGTTCACCAGCTAGCAAACCATCTAATCTGCATTCGTTTATACATACAGTTTTGTCAGCATTTGGTACTTGTAAAGTTTTTCCATCGTTAATAGGAGGACATTTTACATTGTATTTAGTAGGATCCTTTATATTCTTACACGCTGAAATAGTAGAATCCCACACGCTGGTACCACAGCAGTTATGATCTTGACATTCTTTTAGTTTACAATTCCAACTTCTATTTGGAGCACAATTTGCACATTGTGAAGTACCATCACCGCAATCAACTTTAATTTGTCCATCTTGACATTTTCCATCAGGTAGAACTGGTCCACCAGTTCCACCTGTAATAGGTTGACATGATCCAACTATATCTTTGTCTTGACAAAACCAAGATAGACTAGTATCTAAACATGAAGGTGCACACTGTGTAGTACCATTAATACAAGTAATTAAAGTTTGATCTTTTGGACAAGTAACTGGGGCAGGACAATCATCAGAACATCGTGAAACATTATCATTGCAGGTAATTTTACTTTTACCATTAGGACACAATCCACTATCTGTAGAAGTATTTGAACTTTTAGTCATTACTAAAATTAATACAATAACAATAAGAAGAATAACTAATCCACCTGCTCCAAATAATATTTTACTTTTATTGGATATCATTTATTTATAATACATTTAAAATTTTTATAAAAATTATTTCGAAGCTTTATAAAACAAAAGCCCTACGATAATTATTAATAAAATTAATAAAAAAATCCCACATCCTATAAAATAAAGCTTACTTTGTTGCCATACATATTCAAAATCTCCAATTATATTTTTATCTACTTCATTTTTAATAAATTCCATTTGTTGTTCAACCATTTCTTCAATCAAATCAATAGAACAACTTGTATTATCTTTATCACTGCAAGAATTTACTATAGCACTCATTATAGCATTAACTATTAAATTTTGTGTGACCCCTTGAACTTGTCCACCGCCTGTTATACTTATAATTTGTTGACCACTTATATTTTGTTTTATATTCGCACTAAGATTTGTTTGAATCATAGTTATTATGTTAACTATATTTTTATTAGAAGTATCTGTTTTATCAGTATATCCATATCGTTGAAGTGTTTTTTGTATAACATCACTAACAATTTCATTATAATCTGATGGTGTAAGCTTCATCTCAGAAGTCACGTCATAAATTAATATATTATTTTGTTGAATATCTTGTATTGTAATATGACAAAGCCCTGCGCAAACTCCCGTACCTATTTGCTTAAAAAGTTTCAGAAAGCTTGGATCTGTTGTTTGATTAAAAGCCTTATCTATACTACTTTGTGACATATACAATAACATACACTTTTCACACGAATTGTTATTATTTTGCACCACATTAATAAATGAAGTTGCTATAACACTAGAACTTTGATTTTGTTTAATAATTTGTTTACTATAACTCTCAGCAATATCTTGAACCAACTGTTTTTTCCTTTCAAATAAAGACATTTATTATTTACTTTATAAAATATTATTTTTATGATTTCGTAAGAATTCATATGTTTAATTTTTTACATATTCATACAAAACGCTTATGAATATGAATCTACTAGTTCAATATCACAGTATTTCTTAAGTAGTTTGTTTTACACAACTATTAGATTCGTACAAAACGCTTATGAGTATGAATTGCAGTTGTTTGATAACTGACATATTCGTACAAAAAGCTTATTAATGACATATTCGTTGATTATCTTCAAAAATAAATTTCTAATATAATTATAAAATGGCAACGAATTATTCATATTCAGCAACAAAGGTAGTAACAGATGTTTTTATAGATATTACACAAGATATATCTCAAGGACTGTCTGCTCTTCAAATTTTAAATGTAGATTGTAATAGTCATGGAGCTGGTCAAAATTGTTTAGATTGTATTAAAGCGTGGAAAAAACTTAGTAATGATCCAAACATTCCAGAAAAAGCATGCAATTCTGTTTGTGTTTGTAAAGTTGAAAATATAGATATGGATCAAAATATTGTGTTAAATTTACAAAGTTGGTTAGGTTATACAAGTAAAGACGATTTTACTAAAAAAATAAATAATAGTATAAATCAAAACGCCCAAAGTTCTGGACAATCTTTATACCCAAACGGAGGAAAAGGAGACGCAAGCGGAGACAGGGTAACAAATATCGGAAAGATCACAAATCAGATTTTTGATGGTATGAAATCAACTACGTTTCAGGATGCTATTCAATCCATTAAAACTTTACAAATTATTAATTTACAAGGTGGAGGATCAATTGTCGATGTAAATCTTAACGACTTTACCCAATATTTTGGTCAAATCTTAGAAAATAATAGTAGCACTTCTTCTTTAATAAGTCAATTAGACGCATCAATGATACAATTAGCTACTAGTGTTACAGATGCAGGTCTTGCTAGATTAATATTATGGATTGTAAGAATAGTTATAGCTATTATTATTCTCATAGTTTTATTCTATTCAATCGGGCTTATTTTTCAAATATATACTTTGTATATTAGATAACCTAGTACATTCATAAAAATTCAGGAAATTAATTTACAACACCAATAAGTAGCTAAGATAAAAATCAGATTTGAACAATAATCACTTAAAAATAGTGTAGTGTTTTCATATTAAATTACAATAAGATATAAAATATTTAATATTTTACAAAATAAAAAAATATATAATAAATGACCAATACACCAGATACGCAAACAATTAGTTTGTTTAAATATTATGCATCTGTCGAACCTTTAACAAATGTATTTCCTTATTTTGCAGACACTAAAGTTTCTATTAAAAATATAACATCAACAACAGATAAAAAATTTGTCTTTATAAATCCTGGTAACCCAATGGTTAACCCATGTATATACGTTGAAGATACTTGCTCGGCATATAACAATCCATTATTAAGTAATAACGAGAGTAATTGTACTTATACAATTAAATATATAGACAATAATTGTAATATACAGTTAAAATCAGATAACAGCGTAAATTTGATAACAATAACGATATATAAAGGAAATGAGAAAAATGGATGTGGATATTATTTTTTGAATCTAGATAAAACTGAAACACTACCATATAGATCACAGTTTTCTATAACGGGAATTTCTTTTGGAGGTAAAACATTTTCCGTTAAACCTGATTATTTAGTTTTTCAATTTTCAGGTATTTATGACGCGATTAATAAATGGTATCATACTAAAGATAGTTCAGTGTATGTAAATAAATGTTGTATGCCATTTGTTAAGGGAGTAAATATTGATTTTGTTAACAGTTATTGTACAACCCTTAAATACGATGATACTAAAGTACCTACAGAAGCTTGTATGAGTTTTTATACTGAATATTGTAAGTCTAAAGACGGTACGACAGATGTTACTTGTGCTTGTGATGATAATTTTCAAGATGATAAAACTGATCATTCAGTTATAGCACGTGAGGCAATCATAAGCAAAGGTCTTACTATACCACGTTCTTGTATTATAGATCAATGTGAAAAGCCAGAAGCTTTCAAATTTAATTTTGATGAAGGAACTTGCCCTAATATTTGTCTAAACGCTATAAATATAATTGGCAATAAAGATAACATAATTGATTTAAATAATGTAAGAATGCAGATGACATGTGATGGACCGAACGGAGGAATAAAAATAACTGACGACCCTGATACAAATAATCCAAATAATCCAAATAATCCAAATTCTTCTAAATTATGGTTAATTATTTTATGTATATTTATAATTATAATAATTTTTATAGTAGCTATATGTAAATATTTTAAATTTTTTTAAATATTCGTAATAGAATAAATGGGATTAGTATTTAGCATGTTTAACGCTGGTAATTCGATTTCAAACATAACAAATAACATAAATAAAAATATAACAAATTTAGTTATAAGTTCAGTTCAAAATTCAACCACAAATCTTGATCAAAGTCAATCTTTAGATATAGATTGTACAGACTGGGTAGATCAACAAACAAAAGGTAAGATAGAGTGTGTTAAAGAGGCTGCAGATTTAATTAAATCTGGTAAGGCGTCTCCTGAAGAAGCGACGCAGTTGTGTAAAATTTGGGAGGATGGTAGCTGTGAAGCAAATCAAGTAACTATGAAAGGAGTTATGCAAACAACTATTACCTCTGATATGAGTTTAAGCATTAAAACTTACATACAAAACAATATAAAAAGTTCTATTGACAATGCGGCATCCCAATCAGGATCAGGAGGATTTGATAATTCAGTTTTAGGAGAAGTAAATTCAGAAATAGATAATATACAGGGTGTTATACAAAGTTATTTACAAAACGACTATTCTAAAATCAGTTCTTCACAAACAATTAAAATTAAAAATGGTTCTGTAAATTTTGTTACTCAAGATGCATTTATGGACAGTTTCAAAAATTTTACTGCCAGCAATCAAGTGTATACTAGCTCTGTAAATACGATAGCATCTGCAATTAAAAATTCAACTTCTCAAGATCTGGGCAATAGTAGTATAATAACTATAATTATAGTTATAATTATAATTTTAATTATTTGTGCCATAATTTTCTGGTTATGGCAGAACAGAAAAAGCAAAAATACTTCAGCTGAAGATTCCCTTCCGTCCCAAAATATCTCAGATCCTCCCAGAGTCCCTAGCTCAAAGTTCCCAAAACATAGGTAATACTGTTTATTATAATTTTTTTGTATAATTCGTTTATAAATATCGCTAAACTTTTTATCAAATATTAGACTGTTTAATTTAAAAAATATAAATATTTTCATGTATTAAAATGAGTGCAAGTGCAATAGCATTGCGTTTGGGAGAATTCTACTTCTTAGGACCATTTGCATTTCTAGTTCCACCGCCACCTGGACTTAATTCAGTTATAAACATAACAGATACCCTAAATGAAAATATAACAAATTTAGTTATAAACTCTATTCAAGTTTCAAGCACAAATATTTTTCAAAATCAAACTTTAAATGTAGATTGTCAAGAATGGCAATCAAAAACTGCTCAAGGTAAAATTGAATGTGCTAAAGATTTTAATGGTAAAATGTCTCCTGAAAAAGCTGTTGAATTGTGTAATATATTTTGGGGTGGTTCTTGTGGGGCAAGTCAAGTAACGATGAAGGGAGTGATGCAAGTAAATATTAATGATGATATGAAAATAAAAGTTAAAAATAACATAACTAGCAATCTAAAAAGTACTATTACCAATACGGCAGCCACAACAGATTCAGGAGGAATTGCTAATAAAATTATAAACAATGTAAGTTCAGATATAGAAAATATACAAAGTATTTTACAAAATTATATACAATACGACTATAATACTATCAATTCTTCTCAAACAATTAATCTTAAAAATGGTACTATATCTTTAATTACTCAAGATTTATTTACGGACACTTTCAAACGTTTTACTGCCAACAATAACAGCTATACTACTTCTATAAATGCCATATCATCCGCAATTCAAAATTCATCTGACCAAAATCTACTATTGTTAGGGGGAAACATTATAATAACAATAGTTGTGGTTATAATTGGATTTTTATTTATAATTGGAATAATTCTCTGGATATTAAAAAATCGCAAAAAACACAACTAACTAATTCATGATGGCGACTGTGTAGTCGGTTTATTTTGTTCAATTTTAATTGAAATATATAAAATAATCAGTGAAAATGTAAGTGAAATGATTGTAGAAACTGCTATTCCCTTTTGAATACTAAATTTTTTATCCACATTTAGAACAACTGATGGTGAAGTTATTTTTACTATACCATATATGACAATTTCAGTAACTAGAAACAATATTAGGGCACTTGTGTATGTACTTTGCATAGTTATTTAATCTATGACTTAAATAAAATTTATAAATTTTATTACTTAATGAAATTTTGTATAATTGGATGTTCTGAAAGAGGAACATAGTATTCTTTTTGTTTTAATTCAACTTTGTAATTTGAAACTATAATGAGTGCCGCAATAGATAATATTAGAGAAAATGTCGCTGAATAAGATAGTAACAATTTCCAGCAAATTCTTGTTTTACCTGTATCTTTGTTCATTACTTGGATCCATGAAGGATTAAATAGATAAAGTATACCTAATATAATAGAAAATGTTATAATTAAAGTCGCATACGCCATTGACACAGAATCTTTTTTATCAAATATCATTTTACTCTAAGGAAATATTTTTAAGTTATTATCTTTTCTTATCAATATCAAATTTTACTGTTAGTTTTCCTTGAGTATCATTAAAATTCACACTAATATTTTCATTATTAACTTTTACAGATACAAAACCAAAAATAGATTGGTGGTATTTAGTCGCTTTTTCAAGCGGCGAGCCTTTTACAATATAGATGTTTGGGTCTAAAAAGGTTCCTCCACTTCCAGCAATTACTTGAGGTGGTATTACAAATTCTTTCTTACCATAATTCGGAATGTACGTAGGTCCATTACCCTCATCAACCAAACCTGTAATATATTGTTGATTGTGTTCATCTGCACACATATATAAGTCAATATGTTCTGCATATTTTAGCATAAGATTATAAAGATCTTCGTTGAGTACTTGAAGTTTTTTAGCATTAGTAGGATCTTTAGGTTCTTTATGGGACACGCAATAAAACGGAATGTGACCAATTACAATATTCCATGTATTAGGTGATTTATCAAGTGCTTTTCCGAGCCAATCGGCCTGTTTTTCTATGGCATCTTTAGGATATTCTTGTCCTTCTAAAGGGTATACTTTATCATCTAAAGGGTGTAAAAGTTTTTCTTGTTTGAAACACCATTTCTTTTTGTACATATTTGTATCAATAAAAATTAAATTAACATTAAATTCTTTTGGTTTTTTATTGATGTACATAATTTTATAAGAAAGAGCTGGCATAGTCCACTTCTTTTCCTTGTAATTCAGTTGTTTGTTTATGGTTTCACATGTTTCAATATCATGGTTTCCCACACCTATAAGAAAATGATCTGTTGGTACTGTACTCATTGACTTGATAAATCCATCTTGGAATTGTTTATCCATATTATAAGAATAGTGCTTTCCATACAATTCAATCTTTTTTCTGAAGTCATCGTCTAATGGAATTTCACTATCAGCGTAAACATTATCTCCTGCGAGTATAACAGCTTGTTGCGGCCCTTTATCGTTAACAAATTTTATCATTGCATTTACAACAGATTGTTGACCATATGTGTTTTTTTTTTCTGCCCACTTTTTTTTGTCCTCCTTCCAATTTTTATCTTCTTTTTCTCCATCTTTACCATAAACACCCCAGCAACCAACAAATAAAAAATTAAGTTCTTCATTATTTATATTAAAATTTTCTATATCTGCTACTTCTTTTAGACATTCCTCGTAATTAGTACAATCCATTTTATTTATACTCTGAAATTTATTTTTGATTTATTTTTAAAACAATCAATAATAAAAATAAAGATGGAGATGGAGCTTTATACAGTAATTATTCCTATTAATGGATTACCATACATTAAAAACATTTTTGAAACTAACAGTTCGTTGACAGGGTCGGTAAACCCGACAGGATATGATATTTCTAGCGCTAGTATTGACATAATAGAACCTAATTATGATTTACGTGTCGCTCTTTTTTGCAATTGGGTTGATATGAAAAATCATAAACCGGTTTATGCCGAAATTTATTCAGATGACGAGGACGAAAGAGAAGAATATGGTGGAATAGACAAGATTACTGCTGAAAGAATAGTAAATAAGTTATCAAAAAGAAAATGGCATCTTTGGAATCAACCTCCTAAAAATTAAATAATTTTTAATAAATATAATATATATATTTATTATATATAATAAATATGCAAACTTATTTGACAGTATTCTGTATTATCTTTATTATAATTACTGGTTTAGTATTATTAAAATTTGTACATTGGATATTTAGTATAATAGTAGTCCCAATACTATTAGGAATTTTTCTATATTATCTGTTTGCCTCAAAAACAAACACACAAACACATCCTAGTAGATATATCAATAGTTCAGACTATTATAGTTTAACTTTAAGGTATATGTGGGGTTTATGGGACAGTTCTGATATACCTTCTAAATATTTGAAAAATCAAGAAAAAAATCAAGAAATATTAAAAGGAAGTAACAAAATCACACACGGGAAAAAAGATATTGAAGATCTTGTTTTGAAATATTCAGAAGAATTTGATAATGAATTTTCTAAGATTTATAACAGTATCAAAAGAAATGTATGCAAAGCTGATTTAGGCAGATATTTATTAATATATTATTATGGCGGTGTTTATCTAGATAATGATGTTGATATAAAAACTAGTTTTTCTATGACTGATTTAAAAAATCATAAAAATGGTGTGTGGTATACTGAAAAAGTAGTTAATGTAAAAGTTTTAAATCCTAGAGAAGAAAAAATACCTAATAGGTATGCTAATTATATTATTGCTTCTTTATATCCTAGAAATCAAATATTATTAGATATCATTAAAGAATCTTCTAAACGTATAAAAACATTAAAAGATTCAGTAAATTGGACTGATAATGATATTTTATGGTCAACCGGACCAGATGTTGTAACAACTATATTATCTCACACAAAACATAATAATTATATTATATATAATAAACAAAAAAGTGATAAAATACTTATACATAAAGCTGAAGGAACTTGGAGAAAAAACAAAGATAACTAGTCATCGTACATTTAATTTTAATTTACTTTGATTTAAACAAGACAAAAATAACATCCAAATGAGTAGTCCAGCCATTGTTGAAATACAAGAACTTGACACAGAAATTATTCCACCTTTGACTAACAGAATGAATGATCCAGACTACAATGGAGGATGTAAGATTGTTGTTATAGGAAAACCCGGTACTGGAAAGAGTACACTTATTAAAGGTATTTTATATGCAAAAAAACATATTTTTCCAATTGGAATGGCTATGAGTGGTTCTGAAGACACAAATCATGCTTTTGCAGAAATTATGCCAAGTACTTTTGTATATAATGAGTATGACGAAGAAAAAATAAAGGATTTTGTTAAACGTCAAAAACTTGCCAGACAGCATCTTGAAAATTCTTGGGGTGTTCTTATACTTGATGATTGTACAGATGACCCTAAAGTCTTTAACAAACCTCTGCAAAATGCATTATTTAAAAAAGGACGTCACTGGAAGATGTTTTACCTTCTTTCTTTACAGTATGCAATGGATATTAAACCAGCTATTAGAACCAATATTGATGGTATCTTTATTCTCAGAGAACCTATCGAATCCAACAGAGAAAAAATATACCGTAATTATGCATCAATTATTCCTACGTACGACCTTTTTTGTGATCTTATGGAACAATTAACAGAAGATTATCACTGTATTTATATTCACAATGCTACTAGAAGTAATAGATGGCAAGATTGTGTTTTTTATTGGAGAGCTCCAATAGTTCCAAAAGGGTGGCGTTTTGGTTGTCCAGAATATTGGAAATTTCATGAGAATAGATATAATATTGAATATACTGATCCTATTGGTTTTTAATTATTAGTTCTTAATATTTTATGATATTAAGACTTGGTTTGTTACAACATAAAATAGGAACACTGTTAAAACCTCCTATTCCAAAATAATTTCTTCTTTTAATATGTTTCTAAGATTGAACTTAATTTTTTATAGATATAAAGAAATTTAATTTACTTGTTTATAATAAGTAATGAAAGACTCAAGTTTTGAACCTATATATTCTATTGATGATACTTTTATCGGTATTTTTACGCCAATAAAAAATATCCTAAAAGGTGATAATCCTAAACAGAGAAAATATGTTACAGTCAAAATACCTAAATGGCAAATTGTAAATGATATGAATATATTAGAGTTCAGCAAGTATGGTTTTACAGCAAAAAATAATTATTTATTAAGCGCTGAACTAGACATTATGAACTTTCCAGATGACAAATGGTTATTATGTCCGATTCAATTAAAAAAATATGCTCTTGAATGGAGTTTTGAAGATAATACCAAGTGGGATATTCAAGTAGGAATTAGTGGTAAGTGTAAAAACTTACAATCTCCACCAGAAGCTATGATGCTAGAATTAGAAGAAGAATTAGGTTTAAAATATATCGGCAACCCAAACGGATCTATACTTACTAAACATCAAGGCTCGTGGTGGGATGAAAAAAACAAAGTTTTAAGAGAATATATGTATGACAGAACAACTTTTAAAATTTCTATAAAAAGCACAAGACAAATTAATGCCGATTCTGATAAACCTATTCAGACAAAAACAGATGAAGAAGATTATTACAATACAATCGCTTGTTTAGTTTATGGAAGTTTTAAAGATATAAAAACAATTTTAGAAACCAAAAAAATAAATTATTCATGCAATGACGATAGAATTATCGGAATTGCATATGTATCTGGAAAAACAATAAAAAAGCATATTGCAAGAATATTAAATGAATAAAGAGAGAAGATTGATACTAATTGTGTCAATTAAGATTTTTGTATTATTTTTTGTCTATACCAACAAGACGTCTAACATTAAGAACTTCCAAAATTATTTGCTCTGCTTCAGAATATTTACCTTTATCCCACAACGATTTAGCAAGTTTGTGTAAACTAATTTCAGCTTTATTTTCTACTGTTTTTTGTTTGTTTTTCAATATTTGTCTGACACGAACAAAAAGAGGTCGTAATAATAAACCAAAATCAGGCAGACGATTTGAAAAATTTAAGTTACGAAAAAAATTAAAGCGGGGTTTGATTAAAAAAGTCTTCATCCGTAAAAAAAGTGTCTTCGGAGATTCTAACTTATTTTCTTTGGAAACATTTAATTTTATATCAGAACAAGTTTCCGTATTTTTATCAGAAACAGTTAACCATAATTGTTTTTTAAGCATAAACAATAAAAAAAATATAAGAGTGCTAACACTAACACCAGATATCAATAACAAATCAAAATCCATTTACATTAAGTAAACATTATTTTTAGTATACTAAAAATAAATGTTTCAAGTTAGGTTTTTATAAAACGCCTTGATGATTCCAATGTAGAATGATTAGCAAAACAGTTAGTCCCTTTTTTATGATATGAAACCGTAAAAGAAGTATTTGCATTATTCCAATTAAAATACTGAACAAAAAATACAGAATATTCTCCATAATGAATACGGTTAATATATTTTATATATAATTCTGGTGTATGACCTTGACCTTTTTTATATCCTAAATAATATTTCTCCATGATAAAAGCAAACAATTTTTTGTCTATATCTTTTTTATTTCTAACCCAATCAGAATGCAAAGAAATTATATAAAAACCTTCTATGCTAGCAACAATATGTAATATAGTATCGTATTCAACACTTGAACTTAAAAACCCTAAATAATCTTGAACTGATGGCCAAGCAAATTTTACATTGTTGCGTTCATAAGCCTCAACAGGATGAGAATGAAAGTTATAAAGACCTTTGGCAACTTTAACTCCCTCTTCTTTACCGTGAATAATACTTTTTTTATCAACATCAAGATAATGTACTAAATCATCTGTAACTTTTTCAATTACAAATCTACCAGCAACTTCTTTTTGTGTAATAATTCCATTTCTATTTATTGTAGAACCCATCATTGACAGATTCTGTAAATAATTTACAGACCAATCACTTAACTGAACTTTTAGAGTGCATACATCTTTTTTTTCTACATTTTGTGTTAATACATACTTAACCTCATTATCAGCCTTAATATTTACAACATTATTTTCACGAACGAGACACAGGACATTCTTGAAGTAATTAACACCCATAGGACTTGTTTTACTTATGTAAGGCTCATGAAATCCAGAATCTGTATATTCTTGTATTAATTTACTATTATCAAGATCAATCCCAACGCACAATGTAACATCGTTAGGAATGTTAAGAAGCGTTATTTTCAAAACTTTAAGAATCATAAAACTTTTTGCATCGATAATTTCACATACTTTTTTCTTTTTATCATAAATAATATATGCATAATCAGAAATACTATTAACAAAATCAATTGAATTTATATATTGCACCCTAATATCTCCTTTAGGTAACTTGTTTAATATATCATATTGTTTTTGGTTAATCACAAGAATTAACCCAACACTAAAAGAAGTGAGTGGAGTAGGTTTAATTCGATTTTCTAAATTTTTCATACTGTTTGGTTTGACTATTTTATTAAAATCTATTAACAAACTAGACATATTTATCTTTGACAATAAAATGTGATTTAATTTTTACATTTGAGTTATTATATTAACTATTCTACAATTAGAAAATGAACAACGTTCGTTCTCTATTTTTTCCTACTGGAAAAGTACATCCAAAATATACACAATATGTTGGATGGTCATTTATCTCAAATGTTCTCGTATCAGCTGAAAGCGCTATGTCAACACATAGCATGCTTAACGCTATTGGTACTTGTTCTGAAACTGTTAGAACTGCAAATTATATTGGCAAAGATATTATAGGACAATTTGGAGGTTTACTCTATATGGCTAAAATGGGTAAACAAGCTGATAAAAAACCAGTAAATTTTTTGTTTTATACTAATATTTTGCAACAATTTGCTTATTTTTCTTTGTGCACAACACCAATGACACCCGAATATTTTTTACCTATAGCTGGTGTATCAAACATTTTTATTAATGTGTCTTTCATTGGTTTTGGTGCTATTAATGCAAAATGTATACAAACTCTTGCGGTGGACGGAAATGTTGGAGAAATATATTCAAAAATATCAGTCATTAATACACTAGGAAGTAGTATAGGACTTTTACTTGGTATAGGACTTATTGCAGCTGTTCCTGATCACACAACAAGACTTTTAATTATACCAATTATTGCACTTGGGCGTGTTGCAACATTCAACCGAGCGGTTAAAGATTTGATTTAAATTTTGACAATAAAAATCCTAGAAAATCAGCTCTAAAATCTCCATCCTCATCTCCAACATAATTTCCGTCTGCACATTTCTCAACAGCAACTCTATAATCTAAAAGCTGGACTATCTCTTCTCCATTGTCTGCAAAATTATCATTCAAGCATGTGCAATATTCAATTATCAACTCTTTGTTTCTATCTCTAAGAGAATCAAAAATAAGCTTTGTTAAAATAACTGCTCCATAATCAATTATTATTTGGCCTACTCCATTCTTGAATTTTACGACTGGATTTAAATAATCTGCTACTATTACTCTATCCTTTAGAGCGTATGTTATAAAATAATCAGAATATCCCTCAGGACCTCTTACTATATGTTCTATAGTAAGAAATTTAATATTTTCTATCAGCCATTCTTGTGTAATAGGAAAAATATCTTCAAGTGTAGGTTCAGGTTCTGAAACTATTCTGACGCAATTCTTTCCTGTCAACTGAGCCATTCGTCTATTAAACACTCCTGGTTTTTGATCTAATTCTGATATAGAAAATGAATTCTTTGTTATTTCCGCCATCAACATAGGATTTTTTGTTATTTCTACTGCAGCAATCTCACCTGCCTTTTTTTTGATTGGATCATGAACTGATTTTATGAGATGAGCGTTCTCATAATCAATAACCTGTTCACCATCCAGAGATTTGTGATGAAATGCACCTTGTTTTGCATCTGTACAAACTATCTGAGATTTACCTGACATGTCAGTAAGAAGATGTTTATGTACAATCTGAGCTACTCCTTTTTGACCTTGATAGAAATCACTTTTGGTGTATTTTTCAGCTATGGCAAATGCAACACGGTTTTGTGATAAGTCAAGAGGAGTTAAATTAGCAATTATATTATTCTGAATATTTTTAGTACTTGTCTTTTGGTGTGTAGGTTTCTTTGCGATCTCTTCTATAGTAGCTTGAGAGCTTTCAGCAAGATTTTTGTATATCAAGCCCTCGACTTTTAACTTTACAATTTCTTGATCTTTTTGATGTTTTTCAGCTTTCAACTTATCATTTTCTTCGGTAAGAGAATGAATTTTTTTCTTACATATTGAATCGTGTTTTGTAAAATTACTTGCTGAATAACTTTTTTTACAAAATTTACATGTAACTAAACAAAATATAATATCTTTAGAATTTTGAGATTCTTGTATCTTAAGACAATATTTAGTTTGTGTCTGATGAATATTTAAGAGATATTTTGTTTTGAAATCTTTACTGCAAAACTGACAAGTTAATTCTTCAGACTTTTCTTTTAAAGCTAATTCTTCCGAATCTTTTCTTGCTTTAGCTTTACTATTTTCTATTTCTTGTTCTTTACTTTTAATTTCTTGTATTTTCAGACAATACTTGGTCTTTTTCTGGTGTTGTTTAAGCATCTTAGTATCTCCAAACGTATTATTGCAAAACTGACATTGTTGCATTTGGTTTATTTTTCACTCTTTTTTCTTTAAGTCAGAATGAAAATCATGTTTTTCTTTAATAAAATGTCATTTTTTCTGGATATCTAAAAACAACTAAAACTAAACTAAAACATATTTTCATTCCTTTTTTATTTTTTCTTAATAACTAAAAACATATTTTTCATTCCTTTTTTTTCGTTCAGAATGAAAATATAGTTTTCTTTTAATAAAATATCACTTTTTTACTGATAAAATTAAAAACAACTAAAACTAAACTAAAAATAAACTAAAAAAATAAAAATAGTCACTTTTCTCTGATTAAAAATGAATTTTAGAAAAAAATGGAAATATATATATATCCATTTTAAATATAGAGCCCGATTTTGAAAAAGAGTTTTTTTTCTCCGGTTTTTCAAAAAGTCGGAGGAGCAAAAAAAGGTTTTCCTTTTTCATTTTCTTTTCTAATATTTTTAAGAATTTATACAAAATTTCCTTTGGATTTGGATTTTTTTCTCCTCCTCCTCCTCCGCCTTTTTGAATTAAGTATCTAAAAAAGGAATGAAAATAGTCACTATTCTCTGATAAAAGTCACTTTTTGCAAAAAAATGGAAATTGTGTGTGTGTAAGACGCGTTTTAAAAATCATTTCTCTTAAAAAAAGGAGTTTCGTACGAACTCTTGAAAAAGTCGGAGGAGCAAAAAAAGGTTTTCCTTTTTCATTTTCTTTTCTAATATTTTTAAGAATTTATACAAAATTTCCTTTGAATTTGGATTTTTTTTCTCCTCCTCCTCCTTTTTTAATTAGGCATCTAAAGAAAATGTTTTTGATACTAAATATATAAAAAACATAAAGTCTTGATGATCTTCTTTTATTTAGGAGGCCATTTGGAGAAAAATGGTTGCGATATTGTTTTCATATTTATACAATGAATAGGTTCTCCTACAACTCGAAACTTTTCAAGCTTTCCAGCCTTTTCTATTCGATCAAAGTTAAGTACTTTTAAAAACTTTCTATAAGTTTGAGCATGAAAATCACCAGCGTATATTATTATATTTCTAGCTTGAGAAGGTTGATCAATTGCGTTTGCATGCGCTTTTTCTTTTATTTTGTTCATATCAAAAATTTTGAAAACACGAGACATTAGATACATATCTGGCGCTAGGCTATTAATAACTTCTAACTTTTCATAAATAGTTATAAACGCATTATAAAGTTCTTCTTCAGTGTGTTTATCGTTTTCTAAAATAATATTAATATTTTCTTCCCAATTTACTGAAAGAAAGGTGTCAACAGTTTCTTTTTCAAAAAATGATTTAATTTTATCGGATATATCAGGATCTATTGTAGTAGGTAAATCTTTTGTATTTGTTTTACTTTCAAATTGTTCAAGTACAAATTCTATCTTATGTAGGGACTCAAGAGTCTTTTTAACTATTTCATCCTCTTCTAAAATAGAATTTAGTACACGGGCATATTCTTCGCGTTTAAATCCGCGATTCACAAGTGTAAAAACATCCTCACAGTAATTAAAATCATTTGATGGGAAATCAACTGTTTCTTTTAAATCTATAAAAATAAGAAATGACCTAAAAGAATGAGTTCTAAAATAAAATATAAATGATACACAATGAAGAAAAATATCTTAGACCCGAAGAAGTGTCAAAAATACTCCAAGTTACTACTA